AAGTCCATCTATCTGGATATTTACCGCAACGGAAAGCGGACGTATGAGTTCCTTACTGGAAGATTATGAAATCTGGGCGTACGTTGTTCCCTGATTTCTGCATAAGAATAACACGAAAATTAATTTCTGTCAATGGAGGATGCATATATGAGAGGTAGACTTCGCCAGAAACAATCCGTATGGATTTCAACAGTAAAAGAAAAAAACAATGGAATGGATAAACTTCTTGTCTATTCAAACCCGCAAAAGAAGAACATTTCAGTATCGGCAACAGCCGGTACGCCGGAAGAATTGTCTGCCGGAATCGTTCCCGATTACGACCGGTACATTACGGTTTTTGACCGAACATTTCAACCAAAAGAAGGCAACGTCTTGTGGATTGATGTCGTGCCGGAAGTCGGGGAAGATGGGTCATTAATTCTCGATGAAGATAATAGCCCGACTGTTCTCCCAGACTACAGGCTTAAGAGAACCCTTGATACTCAAAAAGGACAAGTTGCTCGATATGGAATATCGAAAATCGGTGGCAACAATGAGTAGAAAAATAATCCGATGCAGTTTAAACCATAGTTCTTTACGGTCTGCGATTCAACAGTTGGAAGCATATCAGAAAGATATTCAAAGAAAGAACCAGATTTTTGTTGACAAACTGGCTCAAGAGGGGATACAGGTTATTCAGACCACAATGGAATCTATTCCGTCTGAAGAAAAAGGTTCTTACTACACGGAGGTTATCAACAACGAACATGGCGATATCGTTGGTGCAGCAGTTCGACTTTCCGGGGACAAGGTTCTTTTTATCGAGTTTAGCGCCGGTATTTCTTACGGAACGGACAGTTATCCATTACCGTCCGGTGCTGATTATGGTGTTGGTACTTACCCAGACCAAAAACATGCTTACGACCCAAACGGATGGTGGTATGTGGATGAAAGTGGACGAAAGCATCATTCTTATGGTAACAGGGCGTATATGCCGATGTACCATGCAGAAGAAGCTATCATTATTCAAATACGCCACATTGCAAAAGAAGTGTTCGGAAATTGAATATCCTATACTAAAATATGGAATCATATGACACATATTTTGTACAATTAAGATGCGAAGCATCTACCAGAAAGGTAGGTGCTTTTTTCATGCCAAAACATAATCGAACAGACAGGGTGATTAAATGCCGGAAATATTAAAAAATCCAATATCTGAGATATATGAACGTTGGAATAAAGCTATTGAGCCTGTAGTTGGCGAAGGGAACTTTTCAATGGATAGAAGTCAAACTCTTGCGCCTGGAAAGAAAACCTACGCAAGACTTTATATGTTAGGAAACATCCTAACAGAAGGAGACCTTGAAGGTGACGAATGCGCCACGGTTCCGACTGTCCAGATTGAGTGCTTTGCCACAGGCACAGATCCGCTTGCAAAAGTATATCAGATTGACGAAAAAAGTCATCAGTCTATGGTTGGCATGGGCTTTCGTAGAACCTACGGACCCGAACTCATGGGAAACGCTGATGATAGTATCAAACGGCTTGTTAGCCGATACACAAGAATTTATACCGGGCAGTTGCTTGGCGAATGAAAGGGGTGAGATAGAATGGATCAGATTATGAACTATGTGAAACCGGAACTCCTGGTTGTAGCTGTAGTCCTGTATTTTGTGGGAGTATTCCTGAAACAGGCTGAAACCGTAGCTGACAAGTACATTCCTGGAATCCTCGGACTTCTGGGCGTAGTTGTCTGCGGAATCTATGTTTTCGCTACATCTACAGTCACAGGCGGTCAGGAAATTGCAATGGCAGTTTTTACCGCAATCACACAAGGTATTCTTGTCGCAGGACTGAGTACTTATGTGAATCAGGTCATTAAACAAGTAAGCAAAGAAGAGTAGAAGGGCGGTGATCCTTTTATCTCCCGGGCACAGGGTTACGTGCCAGAGCCGTAATGGCTCTTTTTTTATGCAGTAATTTATAGCCGAAAGGCGGAAAGGAGCCAATATGGCATCAGGAAATATCGCAGGAATCAGTACCGTTGGTGCTCTTACCGGTTATGCAGTAGAGACAGTAGCGGGAACAAAACCAACAAAATTCACTATGCTTCACAGAATAAATGCTTCTGATGAAATCGCTATCGACGTTGAGACTATTGACGCATCCGCTCTCGAAGACGAAATCGAGAGAACTATCGCAGGTCGTGGTTCAACCGGTGGTACATTCAATGTAACTGTAAACGTTACAGACGAAACAATCAAAGAGTGGGAAGACCTTATCTCCGCTTACAAAACAGCTCACGCGAGCGGTCTGTCTATGTGGTACGAGGAATATTACCCGGCACTTCAGAAAGCATTCTTCACCAAAATCGAGCCGCCGACTATCATTCCAAAACCGGCAAGAGACCAGAACGGTCTTCTTACTGTTGACATGTCCCTGACTATCAATGAGTACGTCGGCCCGGACACAGCGGTTAAGCCAACCGAAGGCGAATAACAAACATATCTAACTGGGAGGAAACGATATTATGTATAAACTTTTAAAGATTGGTAACAAAGAGTACAAACTGGAATACAGCATCGAAGCATCTCTTTATGATGATTGCGTCAAAAGTGTAATGAATACACTTCTGGCAACCAGCGGCGGTGTGGATAAAACGCCGGAAGAAATGATTTCCGGCATGGCAAATATTCCGAACACAGCATTAACCGTGTTTTATGCAGGACTTCTTCAATATCATGGGGACAACCCGGATGCAGACGGTTCTGTTCCAACTCTTGCAACTGCGAAGAAACTTGTAACACAGTTCATTCAGGAGCACAAGGATGATGAGCAGGGTAACTTTTATGGCGTCTTTGCCATGTGTCTTGAGCAGATGGAGGAAGATGGTTTTTTCAAGCTGACCGGTCTGGAGACGCTCATGGACGATCTGAACGTAGCAGCCAAACCGAAGAAAACTCCGAAGAAGCCGACAGATCACCAGAAAAAAGCTACAGCGAAATAATCTGGACAGAGTTATATCCGGCGGCAGTTCGCATCGGAATGAGCCGGAAAGAATTTCTCAGAAGTACCATACGTGACCTTCAAGTAAGGATACGTGAGTACGAGAAAGGTAAACGTGATGAGATAGAAACTCAGGTAAAACTGATTGAATATCAGTCATGGCTTTCCGGCTTATATGTGAAATCTGCGGTATCAAGTGCGCTTTCTGGCAAAGTGAAATATCCAGACAAACCAATCACAGAAAAAACAAAGAAACCACAGATTGAAGAAAAAACAGATGTTCCGAAACGGTCTGAAGCTGAATTGAAGCAGGAAGAACGTTATTACGAACTTCTGATAAAAAAGGCAAATGCGAATATTGCCGAGATAGGAAATGAAAAGGGCAGGCAGGATGAATAAAAGTCTTGTCTGCCCTTATTTTTTTGATTAAAAGGAGGTGTTTTTATGGCTGATAATACCATTGATACCCTTGATATACAAATAAACAGTAGTACCAGGAACGCTACAAAAGCATTGGGAAATCTGGCTAAAAAGTTAAAGGATGTTGACACAGCACTGGGGAACGTCAATACCGGTGGGCTTAGAAACTACGCTCGTGAAATTGGAAGAGTATCAGCAGCCTTACAGACATTAAACAAAACAAAAGTTAGTGTGCCGGACTTATCTGGATTAACCGGTCAGCTTCGGAGCTTGTCAAAAGTTGACTTTACGACGCTTGGAGCGAGTACGAAATCTTTGCAGAATCTGGCTGCTGGATTAAGTTCTTTAAAAGGTGCTTCAAACATTTCGATCCCAAAGATTGATACAAAAAACGTCAAGTCAGCAGTAAACGCTATTCAAAAATTTCAAGAAATTGATGCTGTGAAGATGCAGCCCGCGATAACCGGCGTTGGAAAAATTGCTAGCACCATGAACGCTCTTAACGGAATGAACTTCAAGGATTCTAAAATCACGAATGTTATCAATTCCTTAAGCCGACTTGCGGCAGCGGATATGAGCGGATTTGACACTTCAAAGATGGGAGAAATCATCAAGAGCATCGATAGTTTAAACGATATTAGGGACGTTTCTTCCAGTGTCAACCGGTTTGTAGGTTCACTGGCACGACTTGCTAATGCTGGAGGAAAAGTAGACCAGTCAGCAGAAGGCTTAAAAAAACTCGGAAAGAGTTTGAGAAAAGTTGTTAATGGTATGCTGTTTACAATAAAGCCCTCAGAATCCATAAACATGTTTGTGCAATCCATTTCACGGTTAGCGAATGCAGGTGACAAAACCGGTAAAACTGCATCGCAATTAGGAAATCTAGCCACAGAAGTAAAGAAGTTCTTTACCGCCATGCAGGATGCTCCACGAATCAGTGAGAATACACTGAGAATGACCGAAGCCCTCGGGCAGTTGGCGGCGGCCGGCGGAAAAGTAGGGACTGCCACAAACACTGTGGTCAATTCCTTTAACAAGCTTTCCTCTATCGGTTCAGGGCTTTCTTCGTTACTTGGTGGAGTAGCAACAAAAGCAAAGAGCGGACTAGGATTTCTGGCAGCTGGAATATCAAATCTGGTCAGCAGGAGTAGTGGACTGAAGACAGCATCTTTCAATGTGGGTTCTTTCATTAAGAGCGTCCTTGGCTTCAAAGCAGCTTCAGCTGTAATGAACAAATTTAGTGAAATCATGGGCGGAAAAGGAATTCTCGAGCTTGGTTCTGATATCGCTGAGGTTGAGAACGTTGTAGATGTTGCATTTGGAAGCATGGCAGATCAGGCATACAAGTTTGCATCCACGGCGACAAAGCAGTTTGGTCTGTCGGAACTGGCAGCAAAGAACTACTCCGGAACCATGATGGCAATGCTAAATGCTTCTGGTGTAGCGCAGGAATCAGCTGCGAAGATGTCAACAACTCTTGCAGGATTAGCCGGAGATTTGGCATCTTTTTACAACATTGATACTGATACCGCCTTCTATAAAATAAGGGCGGGCATTTCGGGTGAAATCGAGCCTTTAAAACAGCTCGGAATCAATCTTTCAATTGCAAATTTACAGGAGTATGCGTTGTCACAAGGAATTACAACAGCCTACAATTCCATGACACAGGCGCAGAAAACAATGCTGCGTTATAACTACATCATGTCAGTTACAAGTGCGCAGCAGGGAGACTTCGCCAGAACAGCCGGTTCCTACGCCAACCAAGTACGTCTCCTCACATTGAATATTCAATCACTGTCATCCGTAATAGGGCAAGGACTAATCGCAGCAGTTCTTCCGGGAATCCAAGCTCTTAATGCCTTGATGTCAAAACTTATGCAGGCTGCGGAAACATTCCGCAACTTTATGTACGTTCTGATGGGCAAAAAAATCAAGGGATCCACAAGCGGGGTCGTAAACGATCTTGCCGGACTGGAAGATTCCTCAGCAGACCTTAGCGGATTACAGGATGCCGGAGATGCAGCAGCTTCTGGGCTGGACGATGCTACTTCGTCAGCAAAAGCTCTGAAAAAAGCTCTTTCTGTTCTTCCGTTTGACGAACTGAATCAGCTCACAGATAATTCTAGTTCATCTGGTTCAACACCTGGTACCGGAAAGGGTAAAACTGGCACCGGTACAACGCCTTCATTGGGTCTTGGCGGAATCACAAACCAGATAGACGATGCTCTGAACAAAGAAGAAACCCCTATCAATAAATGGGCCGAAAAAATCCGTAAAGCTTTTCTCAACCATGACTGGGAAGGACTTGGAAAGACCATTGCAGATATGCTTAATATCGGAATCCGGAAGATTTACGATGTTATCAGTTGGAGCAATGTAGGCCCGAAGATCTCTGCATTTTGTGATGCTTTTACTCGTTCCTTTAACAGCCTTGTTGAAAATATCCACTGGGATAGATTGGGGCGTACTGTCGGTGCCGGTATCAACACTTTGGTCAACACCTTTGAGCTTCTGATTGGCCCGGGTGGCATTGACTTCGTAAACATTGGTAACAAACTGGCAACCGGACTTCGGGGAATGATTGATGAAGTTAACTGGCCGAACCTTGGCCAAGTCCTTGGCAGTGGTTTTATGATAAGCTGGAATATTCTGGACGGTTTTGTTCAGAAAATGTCTAAAGAGAATAATGCCGGTCTGACTGGCTGGGAACAGTTAGGAACTGCGGTTTCTGATGCCATGAATGGAGCTTTTGGGCGAATTTCGTTCTCAAAGATAGCCACTACGATTGCGACCGGATTAAACGGTGCATTTCAAACATTGGCTACATGGACACAAAAATTCAACTGGGGCGAATTGGTAAACAACATTTCCAACGGAATCAATACTTTTATTGGAAAATTCAAGTGGCAAGAGAATGGAACATCCTTAAACACTTTCATTACTAACTTACTGAATGCCCTGGTTGATATCGCAGAAAAAACAGACTGGGAATCCTTTGGAAGAGGCATCGGACTATTCCTTAGTCAGATAGACTGGGGAAGCCATTTAAAGGATTTAGCAACAGTATTACTGGATGTTTTGGGCGGTATTTTTTCTGGATTAGGAGAAACTACAGCCGGTAAGTTTGTAGTTGCGTTTGCCGGTGTAGGATTGGTGTCAAAGGCAGATACCCTGGTATCATCTATCTTAGTTGCTATGGGAAAACTGCCGACTGGAACCAGTGCTACGGCAACATTACTGGGAACAGCACTCAGCAAAATAGCGACTGCATTTTCAACAAGTACATTAGGCACAGCTGTTGGAGTTTACGCTCTGGAAGCTGTTGACAAGTTGAAAGCAATCCCTACTACCATAACAACGCAGATTGCTCCGAAAATCCTTGAAGTTATAACTACCAAACTTTGGCCAGCTGCAACTGCCTTCGCTGGTTCAATTGGAACTTGGATTACAGGAACTTTTGCACCAGCTATGGCAACAGCGTTTTCTACATTGGGTAGCGTACTGTTCAGCCCGATAGGTTTAGCTGTTATCGGAGCTGTTGTTGGTGGATTTCTTCTGTGGCAAAACTGGGATACCGTTACGGAATTTGCCGGTAAAGCTAAGGAAGCAATAGAAAATGCATTCAGCACTGCCGGAACTTGGCTTTACACACATGGCTCAAATCTTATCAATGGACTTTACAACGGTGCTAAAAACGTGATTTCCACTGTTGGAACATGGCTTAAAACAAACATCTCAGATCCTATCATTAACGGTGTTAAAAACCTTTTCGGTATTCATTCTCCGTCTACGGTTTTTGCTGAGATTGGCGGGTATTTGATATCTGGACTGAATCAGGGAATCTCTGACAGAATTGGGAGCGTAATTGATACGTTCACAAACATTAAGAACACCGTAACCGGCGTATGGGACGCTATTAGTTCAAATACCAAAACAGCATGGGATTCAATCGGCTCAAAAATTAAAGGGGCTTGGGACACCATTACCGGGCAGACTGAAACCAATTCTGCATCCGCAGCCACAAGCGCTGAAAAATCCTTCAGCCGTGTAAGCACATCTGCGACAAAAAACTGGGGAAATTCTTCCCGCGAAGTAACCAAAAATGTCCGTCAAATGAAGGTTGATGCAAGTACAGAGCTTGGCAGAATGGACGAAACCGTCCGCAGCCACTTTGGAAGCCAGTACAGAATCGCTCTTGGCAAATGGCAGAATCTTGGAAGGGATATATCTTCTTACATCCGGGGAACCATGGACACGAGCATCGGCGGTGCGATCAACGGTATAGTTACTACTATCAGTCGAAATTTCGGAGATATGTACAGTATCGGGCAAACGGCTATGCAGAATCTCCGAAACGGCATGGAGTCAATCAACATCAGAACTCCACATATATCCATGGATTACACTGATTGGCAAGAGGGGCAGACCCACAAGTGGCGGTACAATTCGAGAGTTGACTGGTACGCTAAAGGCGGTCTTTTCAATGCAGCATCCGTAATTGGTGTCGGCGAAGCCGGAAAGGAAGCAGTCCTTCCGCTGACCAACAAACAGGCTATGAAGAGCATTGCTGACAGCATTACTGGAAACATGCCAGACGGAAGTATTGGACTGGGCAAGGAAGAAATGACACAGGCGGTAACACAGGGCGTTGCCATGGCAATGATGAACATGAACACCGGTGGAAGCTCATCTCCGCAGTACATTTCCAACACGATCAATCTGGATGGACGTGCTATTGCGAAAGCAGTCACAAAAGCCCAGAACGACAACAACCGGCGGAAAAACCCTAGTCCAGCATGGTAAAAATCATTGCCATTTCTGCCGGGTTGCGGTATAATAAATGAGTAACGAGTAGTACCTATATCTTGTTATATTGTACGAAAAACAAAATATTGAGCAGACTTTTAAGATGATATTTACTTGGGTTGTAACAGTGACCCGTTTTCCGTGATACCGTCTTGGAGTCTGCTCTTTTTTTTGTTTCCAAAAACCCTGCCTGCAAGAGCAGTTGCGAACGAAAGGAGTTATATGGAGATAGTAAGTATTAAAAACAATCAAGCATTTACTGACAGCAAAATTATTGCATTCGGCACAAACAACCGGCATCATTCAATAACTGCGGTAATTCAAAAGTATTTAGACGATTTTGAGGATTTCGGGAAGGTTCGATTTAAAATGGAACCTTTGGCAAGCGGCCAGAAGGAAAAAGTTTACATCCTAAATCAACAGCAGGCTACATTACTTATGACTTATTTGAGAAACAGTGAAATTACCCGTAGGTTTAAAAAGGAGCTCGTTCGCCAGTTTTACTTAATGCAACAATTTATTTTCGAACGTCAAAGCAAGTATTGGGTTGAAACACGAGAACAGGGAAAACTTACTAGAAAAGCTGAAACGGATGTTCTGAAGCAATTAGTTGAATACGCGAAAGAACAGGGTTCTCAGCATTCTGATAAAATGTATATCACATACACCAGATTAGCAAATAAAATTTGCGGTATATCTGGAAGAGATAACGCTACAGCTCAACAGTTGAGCAACCTTACTGTAGCTGAAAATATCATTCTTCATTGCATTCAAGCAGGAATCTTGGAGAATAAATATTACAAAGAAATATATAGAGACTGTAAAAAGCGACTGGAGATATTCAAAGATATTGCTTATTTGGAAGTCGCATAAAACTGGTAAAACCAGCAGGCTTACCCGACGGGGGACAAGCGTAAACCGTAATGCGCCTGCCTGTTGTTTTTATAAATTACGGATTCTGGCTATTCATGGCAAGCCACAGTGAACCAATACGGAGGTTATCTATTATGAACGAACAAATCAAAGAATTATCCCAAAATGAATTAGAAAGAAAAGTAGATTACATATTTTCACATAGATTTAATCATACTTTACATGCTTATATTGACATTGCAGGAGACTTAACAGCAGGTGTTTTGCTGTCCCAAATTATGTACTGGTTTGACAAAGATTCAAAAAATGAACGTGTTAGAACTAAGATTAAAAAGAACGGTTATTTTTGGATTGCCAGACGTAGAGATGAATGGGCGAATGAAATAAGAGTTTCGCCTAAGCAATATGATTCTGCTATGAAAAAATTAAAAGCTAAAGATTTAGTGATTGTCGAAAAGTTTAAAATTAACGGTGCGCCAACAACACATATCCGACCTAATGATGAAGTGATAAATGTTGCTATTAAACAATGGAAAGAGCAAATTGCTCTTGAAATTATTAAAAACAATGAAATGGATCAAAGGGATGCGAATTCCTTAAATCAGAATTTACCAGAAGAGGAAATTCACGAAAAAGAAGCTCTAAATGCTGATAAACACTGGTTTTTCCCAAAAGAGGAATTTCCAAATTCCCAAAATAAGGAAAACCATGGAATTTCCCAAAATGGGAAAATGGAACTTCCCGAAAGTGGAAACTCTTTAATTAATAAGAACTATAATAAAGACTTAGATGATATTTATAAAAAAAGAATTAAAGATTCTAATACTACTAACGTAGTATCAGGAGATTCTCCATGTCCGGATAAACTGGAAACAAGGAGCGCCCAGTCCCCACTCGGGATAGGTATAAGTGAAATTCTTTTACGAAAGGGAATAAACCAATATTGGGATGATGCAGGATATGGAGAATATAAAGACTTAAAAGTAAATGTTACTAACACCATACTATACTTTTTGCAAAAATATAAAAGCAAAATGGGAAAAAGTCATATCCACTTGAAAGAAGAATACATAAAGACGGTTGTAGATGGGATTATTGCAATGCCTGATGAAATGGTTGAATTGGTAGACGCCTATGGTTTTGAATACATTTATAAACTGAGCATTGATATGTATTTTGATACAGATTTCAGAGAAGATACGAATTATCGTATTTTTCATTTTGTAACAGGTGATATCAGAAAAAATATTGCAATGAAACTTTCAGAGCAAATTGAGTTGATGAACGATAACTGAAAATGAACAAGTTTTGTGATAACAGATATGCCATTGGAAATTCACTAAATCAATCCAAAATCCGTTTGAAATACCGTAGGTGATAATTTCCTCACGCAAACGATTCAAATTGATTCTAGCCAAAAACGTTACAGTAATTGATTATAAACTCAACATACAGGAGAAACACATGGACTTTAAAACAAAATACTTTGCTATCTGGCAGGAAGTGTGGGGACTGCACAAGAAATACTGGCAAATCCCGATGGACGATTCTGAGATGTGGAAACAATTTGCAGTTGAAGCGGAAGCCCTCAGGAGCAGATACGTGGGAATGCCGGAAGAACATTTCGTGGGAAAACTGATTCTTGCCGTGACAAATGAAGTGGAAACCGTTTCAAAAACATTTAGTGATAATTTCCACAAATAATACGCTAGAATTGATTCTGACTTAAAATAATACAGTAATTAATTAGAAAGTGAGAAAGAAATGAGTAGACTTGGAAAAGAAATGCCAGCAGAATACTCTGATCAGTTTGATGAACTGAGACAAAACCGGTGTGAAACAAGCTTTTACAAATACGGCACTGCAAAAGATAATTTCGGCGAGAAATTGGTAAATGCCATAGAATCTCATGATATGTGCATCAAAAAATATCTTAAAACCGGCAACACGGAGTATCTTTGCGATGCTGCGAATTATCTGATGTTCGAATTTATGTACCCACAAAAAGACGGTGCTTATTTCAAGGCTACTGATAGTGGTGAAAGTGCCGGAGTAGCAGGAACACCGATAAATCAGTTAAAGGAGAAGTGGTAAAATGAAGAAAATCAAAATTATGTTACTTGCAATCTTATGTCTATGTCTTATCGGCGGGACTACAGGATGCGCTCTGATGGACGATACTATTAATGACATCAAAGGCAATCTGGTTGGAAATGGATATACAATACGCACTTACGACAACTACGGTGAAAAGGTTATGACCACGGTCGGCGACAAGATTAATGTTCAAGGGAATCCGGTTGAGACAACTTCTTACAACAGTGATGGAACTGTGGTTAGCGGATATGAGCTGTCATCCGTGATCACAATCAATATTGACGGCAAGGAAATCCAGAGCTGCGGCGACACCTGCATATTTGAGCAAGATGGTCTGGAGCCGGATGTGGATTTTGAGCAGACTGATATTTACAGTCAATCTACAGGAAAACTTTCTGACAATACTTACGTTGCCGGGATCGTAAATCAGTACAAGAATTATTTCGGAAAATCCAGAGTTGTTGTGATTAAATCTCAGCTTGGACAACCTATTACAGCATATTCTGGTGACAAAGTATACTGGAAAATTCCGAAGAAGTTGCCGAAAATGACAAAACTCATGATTGACGGGAAAGCCCTTTACATCCACCGGGCAAACTTTCAGATCATTGACACAGCCTTACTCAAATAAAACGGCTTAAATACGGGCACGATTTTTTTGAACGTAAAATTCCACGGAAACACAAAAAATGGATTCTACGTGATTTTACCTAATCAATTACTGCGATTATCATTGTAGTTTCTCTTTATCAGATGTATAATTGAACTATCAATCCAAGGGAGGAAGAAAAAAATGAAAAGGTGGAAAAAATTTTCAGTGATTTTGCTGGCAATGATTATGGCGCTTGCCATGGCAGTTCCAGTATCAGCGGCAACGGTTAAAATCAACAAAACGAAGGTGACGATTTGCACGGGGCAAACGATGCAGCTGAAGATGGTCGGAACAAAAGCGAAACCAAAATGGTTCAGCAGCTCAAGAAATGCGATTGTGAATAGCACCGGAAAAGTAACAGCAAAGGCCCGAGGAACAGCTACGATTACTGCCAAAATTAGGAAGAGGAGTTATCGGTGTTTAGTGACAGTAGAAGCACCGAAGATCAGCAGCTCAAACATTTCACTGTACAAAGGAAAAACGGCACAGCTTAAAATGCTGAATACGAAACAAAAATACAGATGGTCTTCTTCGAACACTAAAGTTGCAACAGTTTCGTCAACCGGTAAGATTAGCGGGAAAAATGCCGGAACTGCTTATGTTTCCGCCAGAAGTGCGTCTGGTAAAACATTTAAGTGCAAAGTCACGGTCAAGAACACACCTAGCAAACTTAAGATGCTTTTACCAAATCAAAAAGAGTGCGGAGATGCAGATTTCTTTATTGAATATAATTCTCAAAGAAGTACGAATGGTAAAACCGTACTTATGCAGTTATATAAACAATTTCCGATGGGATATATTAATTTTTCAGCAAATAATGTTGACCGGGAATTAATGACGTATGTCTATATTGACGGAACGCTTTGGGATCAAAATCACGGCACTTCTGTTAGCGGAGGGGGATCATTGGACGACATTTATATAAAATCTGGAACACACGTTGTCGAAATGGTGCAGTTTACAAATAATAATCGTTATGGAAAAGTGAAATCGTATCGTAGAGCAATGTACAAAGTAGTTTATAAATAAAGCTATGGACCGGAGAGAAATCTCCGGTTCTTTCTTTTACCTGAACATCCTATGTAAAAATATGGAATCATATTACGTCAAAAAAGTATAATGAATAATCATAAAGCGTCTATCTTTGATAGGCGCTTTTTTCATGCGCAAAAACGAGGTGATTATTCAATGGCAGACGTTTTTATAAAAATTAATGGTGCAGCGATGCCTTGTCCGTCCTCTTTCACATGGGGACTTCAAGACATATCAGCGTCAGAATCCGGGCGTACTGATGACACGATCATGCATAAGAATCGTGTTGGCCAAAAGAGAAAATTGGAAATAGGTTGGAACGCACCGGAATGGGAAAAAGCTTGCAAAATCGTGCAGGCGGTCAACCCAGAGTACATTTCTGTTGAATATCCTGATCTCTTGTCTGGAAACAAACACGAAGTCCGAACCTTTTATGTTGGCGACCGGTCCGCTCCTTTTAAGTGCTGGTGGGTTGGAAATCAGCGGATGGAAGGTTTGCAATTTGACTTGATTGAGCAATAGGAGGTGAGAGATTGAGAGATATTTCAAACAGATTCAAGAATGAACAAAATAACGATAACAGGAATTATTTAAAATACGCTGACATAACGCTGGCGGATGGGACAGTTATCAATCTTACCAACGCTGATTTTTGGTCAAATGGTATGAAGTTCGAGGATTCCGTGTCTGACGACAACACGTTTAACATCGGGTCCGCAAATATCAATACTTTGAACCTGTCAATCAATAACTTTGATGGAAAGTATACAGATTATGATTTTACGGATGCTACGGTGATTTGCTATGTAGGAATTGAACTTGAATCAGAAGATACCAGTGCATTGCTCGATACCACCGGCGATAAGATTCTGGATACGACCGGTAATGAAATCATAGTGCATAAGAATGCTTTGATAGAAAAAATCCGAATATGCACAATGACAGTCATAGATACTCCGTACCAGAACACTACAATTATCGAACTAGAATGTGAAGATAATATGCGGAAGTTCGACCGTGATTATTCTGCAAGTAAGCTGAGGTATCCAGCAACAAGGAAACAAATAATACAGGATGCTTGCAAAGTGTGCGGAGTAACACTGGACACGCTTAATTTCTATCAAGATTCTTATCAGATACCAGCAAGACCTGATGATGAAGCATTGACCTTCAGGCAAGTCATTGCGTGGACATGTCAGATCGGATGCCAGTACGCTAGATGTGATAAATACGGCAGACTGACTATAAAATGGTATGATACGGAAATTACTGATGCGAACAGAGTAACTATAAATTCCACTAATGGTTTTACACCAAACTTGGACGATGTAGTGATAACCGGTGTGCAGGTAACAGAGTATCTGGAATCTACGTCTAAAGATGAAGAAGCAAGTTCGTATCTGTACGGAGAAGAAGGATACGTTCTGAAAATCAGTGCAAACAAACTGATTCCGCAAGGGACTGGCGAGGCTGTTGCAAACATAATCGGCGAAAAATGCGTCGGGATGTCTTTTAGACCGTTTGAAACAGAATGCTTGACTGATATAGTTCTTGAAGCCGGTGACGCTGTTCTGATCACCGATCGAAAAGGAAATAAGTATAAAAGCTATTTGACAAATGTCGTGCTGCAACCGGGGTCGTTTGAGCAGATTTCCTGTAATGCTGAAAGTGCAGCCCGGAATAGCTCAAAGACCTATTCACTTGTAACACAAGCAGCTGTCGACGCAAGGAAATCCGTTTGGAGAGAGCGAACCACCCGAGAGCAAGCATTGCAAGAGTTTAAAGACCGGCTGGACAATTCCACCGGTGTTTATACCACGGTCCAGACTCAGCAGGACGGTAGCCAAATTTTTTATTTGCATGATAAACCCACACTTGCAGAATCACAGGCTGTATGGAAGATGACCGCAGAAGCATGGGGCGTTTCGACAGATGGCGGCCAAACATGGAACGGCGGAATGACCGTTGATGGAGATACGATAGTAAGGATTTTGAACGCTGTTGGTGTTAATGCTGACTGGATTAATGCCGGAGCAATCACGGTAACAGATGCCGACGGAAACATCATCTTCTCTGTGGATATGGACACGAAATCCGTATATCTCGACGGAAGTGTTCAAATTGGTGGAGGGAAATCTCTTAACCAAACATTCGCAAACTATCTCCAAGAGAGCAAGGATTATTCAGACGGAAAACTATCTGACTACGCTGAAACGGTAACTGGCTCACTGGGAGAACTGCAAGACCAGATAGACGGCCAGATTGAAACGTTTTATTACGATTACGAGCCTACACTTCAGAACAAGCCTGCATCAGACTGGACAAGTGCAACGGAAAGAAAGAAGCATATCGGTGATTTGTTTTTCAACAAAACGACCGGTTACGCATATCGTTTTATGCAGGATGGAGCGACATGGGGCTGGACATTGGTTCAAGATACCGATATCACGAAAGCAATGAAAGCCGCTGAGGACGCACAGGATACCGCAGATCATAAGCGTAGAGTGTTTGTGACAAAACCGCAGCCACCTTACGATATCGGTGATTTATGGTCGCAGGGAGAAGATGAAGGCGGGGATATCCTTACCTGTACAGTTTCAAGGGCAAAGGGAGCATCTTATGTTCAATCAGACTGGCAGAAGCTGAATAAATATACGGATGATACAAAAGCAGAAGAAGCCCTCGAAGTTGCATCCCTAGCCAGAAACATGACGATGCAGCTTGACAACGACTATCAGGGCATCCCGGTTGACAGTGACGGAAACTACACGGAGTTCCCGGAGTGTACTACAACAGCGACCGTCATGTACGGCACACAGGACATTACGGATAACTGCACGTATACGATTACGACGTCTCAGAACATACAGGGAAGCTGGAATAAGGAAACTAAGACATACACTGTCACCGGGCTGACCGCAGACAGCGGATGGGTGAACATCAAGGCAGCATATCTGAATAACCTTGTCGTATCGAAACAGTTTTCGCTTGCGAAACAGTACGCCGGCAAAGACGGAGCGAACGGCATCCCGGGAAAAGACGGTAAAGACGGAAAGACACAGTACACACACCTTGCTTATGCGAACAGCGCAGATGGTCAGACAGACTTTTCTGTGAGTGATGGGAACCGTGAATATATTGGAATGTACGTGGATTTTGTAGAAGCTGACAGCACTGACCCGACAAAGTACACGTGGTCACTGATTAGGGGAGCAAACGGAGCGCAGGGCGTGCCGGGAACACCGGGAGCGAACGGAAAAACACCATACTTCCACATCGCTTATGCGAACAGTGCTGATGGTAGAACAGGTTTCTCCGTGGACGATAGCGTCAATAAGCTGTATATCGGGCAGTATACCGATTACACGCCGGATGATAGCACCGACCCAGCAAGATATAGTTGGACGAAAATTAAGGGTGAACAGGGAACTGCCGGAAGGACTTACTTCTTTCAGAGTAATGCAGATGTTTTGCTGATGGGGGCTGACAAGAAAATAACACCGGCACCGCTCATTGTAGATTCATTCTACAGGGACGGAAACGGCGAAGTTGCGCAGTTACAAAAAGGATGGTGGAAACTAGAAAAATCCACCGACAACGGCGCTACATGGTCAGCGCTCACGGTATCGCAGACTGCGGCACTTGACCGGTTGAGTATTAACGTCAATAACCTGTCGCTCAAGGCTCACAATATGCTCAAGGTTTCGCTGTATTTTGACCAGGCAAAAACGAAGCTTGCGGACTATCAGACGTTTTCCGTGGCGGTTGATGTGGCATCACTGACACAGGAACAGATAGTTGATATCCTATCAGACGGCGGAAAGTTCAAGGGTCTGTATTATGGCAAGGATGAGAGTGGAAACACGACACTGTATATATCTTTCAATGCCATGAAAGGTGGTGTTATCAGTCTTGGCGGCATGAATAACGGAAACGGTCAGCTGAAGATTTACGATGCTGACGGAAATCAGATATCGAGATTAGGATATACCGGATATGTCGTACTTAACAAGAACACCGGAAACCCGATGGTATCTCTTAACACTGCCGGATTGCGATTATATACGGACTATACGGATTCAGAGAATTATAATGCACTGATGTTTGGAAAGTATGGACTGTATGCACAGAAAGTTCAGAATAAAGTGCTTGAACTCTGGATGGAAGGTGATACGAGCAAAAAATGGGAAGGCTACATTGTTCGCTATTTGAACAATAAAGTCCGAATAAACACGAACTCACTTTTCACGGACGGATGCGAACTTGGAGCAAACTTTTCAACCGATGGAACCCTTATGTTTTACGACTTGGAGAATCAAGCAAAAACATCCGGTAAAGTTAAAAGACAGCCGGTAGCGTCTGTAAGCGCAGATGGTTCAAGAGTGGCATATTTAAATGCTAATAAAAATAGCAATAGGCAATTTGCAGTGGCGATACGTGGTCAATATGGCTCAACCAATAGCTATACGACGTGGTGGTTTACGGCGGACAATCAATCAGATGTTCGATTGAAAGAAAACTTCGCAAAATGTTCAATAAATGCGCTTGATGCAGTGCTGAAAATGCCTGTATGTTCTTTTGATTGGAAAGAATCAGGCATTCATCAGCCGCTTGGACTTGTTGCGGATGAAATCGAAAAAATTGACACGTTACTTGTATCTGGTGGCGGATATAACGAAGATGGAAGCATAAACGCAAAGCAGATTGACAGATTGCTTCTGACTGAGTACGCCATTAAAGCGATACAGGAACTTAGCGCAAAGGTTGACGAGCAAGAGAAACGTATCAAGGAATTAGAAAGGAGATTACAGTAATGGGAAAATTTAACGAGTATTCACAGAAAGCAATACCAGCGGACAACGACACACTGATGATTTACGACGAAGCATCGAAGACAAACAAGCTTTCGCCGTTCAGTGGAATCTGGAACTGGATTGTTGGAAAACTGACCAATGCGGTCATCAGCAACTTGCAGACGAGCAACCAGACGGTACTGAGGGCGATTAATGAATTAAATAGTAAGACAACATTAAAAACATACCAAGGAGATAGTCTTTCTTCTACTTTTGGTCGGATACGTATAAGTAAAAATTTAGGATTTCCAAAACCTTCAAGTATATTTGTATTTGGTTATGAGGGAGTGGGCATAGTATTATTTGATACCATGAACGTTGATTCGTTACCAAAAAAAGCAGTTAATATTTACGGTAATATATTGACTCAAACAGATGATGGAACAGTTCTTGTCAATTTTGTTGATACATACAGGCAAATAACTATTATATCTCCACAAAGTATAGAAATAGAAGTAGAATCTGTTGAGCAATAGCCCTCTTCCCATTTAGTTGATTAAGAAACTTTGAAAATTTCATAAAAAGGAGTTGATAGAATTGGAATTTAAAGGAATTGACGTATCATCTAACCAAGGAAAACCGGACTGGGCGAAAGTAGCTAAATCCGGCATCAAATTCGCAATCTTGAGAATCCATCAGAGGTCCGGCATTGACGGCTCATTCGAGTACAACTACAAGGGGTGCAAGAACAACGGAATCCTTATCGGTGGGTATAAGTATTCATACGCTCTGACACCAGCTCAGGCTATTGACGAAGCGGAGGATGTGATTGCTGCACTGAATGGAAGAGGATTGGATTTCCCGGTGTTCTATGACCTCGAGTGGTCTAATCAACGAAAGCTCGGTAAACAGGCAGTCGAAAATATTGCCGTAGCATTTCTGACTAGAATGAAGAAAGCCGGTTATAAGGTCGGTATCTACTGCAATCTGGACTGGTATAATAACGTTTTGACTGATGCACTCAGAAAGTATGAGTGCTGGATTGCACGTTATCCAGCGGATGATAACGGCACTGTCCAGACAAGGCTGAAGCCATCGGTCGGAATCGGCTGGCAATATTCCAGCAAAGGAAAAGTATCCGGCATCAGCGGAAATGTTGATATGGACGTGTTCTACAAGGACTATAGAGGAACAGCACAGAAAGGAGAAACTAAAATGGTAAAAATCAGTAACTGTGGGCATGACGAAAACGGAAGATATGCAGGTGGAAAAGCAGGAGATCAGACTGGGACAGAGTATCAGATCATGAACTGGTACAGCAGACCGTGGCTCTGCGTCCTGAGATTTAATGATGCTAAAATCGCATCCATGATTGCAGACATGGCGACAAAAGCAGCACAAAACAATCTCATCGGCTACGATCAGGGTACCGCCGGAAACAGCAATGACCGGTATACGTTCTGGCAGCACCTGAAGGCAAGTAACTACGATCCGGCGCAGATCACGGTAGCTTGTGAATCTGATTGCAGCGCAAGCACAGCAGCTATCGTCAAAGGGGCTGGGTATCGATTAAATAACGCAAAACTCAAAGCAGTCAGCATCTATCTGACAACACGAAACATGAGGGCCGCAATGAAGGCTGCCGGTGCGAAAGTACTGACGGATAGTAAGTATCTGACATCTGGTGACTATCTAAAGGCAGGAGATATCCTTCTGAATGATAACCACCACGTGGCTATCGCTGTTACCACAGGTGCAAAAGTAAGTACGCCTTCAACCACGCTCACCGGTACCTTCCAGACAAGACTTCCGATTCTGAGAAAGGGCAGTTCTGGAACAGCAGTGGCAATGCTTCAGGCGATGCTGGGCGTAGAAGCTGACGGACAGTTTGGGGACGACACATATAATTCCCTTAAAGTTTTTCAGAAAAATGTTGGTGTAAAGGCAAATGGAACTTGCGGCATTGATACCTGGAAGAAAGCGATTGAGCATATGAAAGCAAATACAAAATAACGTTCTGATTGATTTTTCCTTCAGAACAAGGTATACTATCAACAGCCGCACAGGGGTTGAACTTATGATGTAAAGTTTCCTGTGTGGCTACGCACAAGTGAAGAGTGCAGACTGATTCCACCGTGCATGAACGGAAGAGCTGTATGTCCCAATTCGAGGCTGTTAGCAGCGGCACGAGTGGACAGTCAGGAAAAGAGTTGGGCATAAAAACCCGACTCTTTTCTTATTCTTCGAGATATTCCTGATATATCTGTTCTATTTCTCTTTTTCGGTTCTGCGATATTGAAACGATATCACCGGAAATCATCTTGATGTCAGATGCAATGTTTGCGATGTAATCCATGTTTACGATATAACTGCGGTGACACCGGACAAAACGCCGATCCAGAACTTTTTCTATCTCATGCAGACGCCGGTAAAAACCATACTGATGCCTGCACGTGCAATGGATGATGCACATTTGACCACGGCTTTCTATATATTCGATGTTACGAAAGAAAACCCTGTGGAAATCACCTTTGAATTTTACAGTGAGCATCCGTTCTTCCAATCTTCCAAGTGTAGTATCAATTACGGAAAACACCCTTCCATCTTCATGCCCTTTGATAACATACTGTGTTGCCTGAACATCAAAAGCATCACGCATGTAGCCGGCATGAGCTGTCCAGAACATCAGACTTCCGGAATAACCAGAGCCACGTAACTTATATGCTACATCAATACCATTTTCGCCGTCTTTTAAAATGATGTCCAACACGATCAAGTCAAACCATTCACCGTCTTTCACATCATCCACAAGAGGGACACCAGAAGTGTATTCTGAAATCTGGTACGTTCTGTCGCCCTTTTTCTTCAAAAATGACTCAGCCCTTGCCTTGAAATAATCAATATCAAGCTGGTTATCGTCAAGTATCGCTATTCGCATTTATATCACACCCTTTTTTCGTTATGCGAAAACATGCTATTTATTCAATTTACCAATTTTTACGGTGAAATGTTGTAGAATTTACAATGTAGATAGTATTTATACAGATATTATACTACAGCAGTTTAATACTGTAAATGGGCTGAATTGCCGGAAATTTACCAAAGCTGCTCTCCTGTGTTAATAAAAGTGCTTAAATATCCGGCAGTCAGTCCATAAATAAAAGATATGAGAAAATTATATTTTACTTCTGATATGATATTAAATCTGTAGTATATTCACCTTCATATTCAGCCAACGGTCTGATTGTTAATGCGAAATCTACTTTTGATATTTCAGAAATCTCGTTCATTGAAAGGAAATCGTCAGTTGGAGTTAAGGTTATAATTGTTTTACAATTATTCAGCAAATATTTGTTGCACAGTTCATAATTCACATCGGAAGTTGTAAAGTCATTATAAGTTTCAGAAACTACATCGTAAACAAAATACTGACCAGTTGTATTCGTGATGCAAAACGTGAAACTGTTCTCTTTTGATGATACAAAATCAACGCTAATACCATCTTTATCATATATGTTTTGAACGTTACTTAACACAGGTGAAGATGTTTCCGTGGCTCCAGTTACATCAACATGCACCTGACCACTATCGAAAGCTTTAAAGCTTTTTGAATTATCATAAGCCCACAGCAAAATATCGAAGCTGCTCAATTCATCCATTTGATAATCTTTATAAAAATTGGTTTTTTCCCAAGCACTGGTAAGTTCTATAGTAGAATTTGCTTTTTTACCTGGTGCAACATCGGCAGAATTAAGACCATATTGGTCACCACCAGCCATGATGCCGTTTATGGCATAAGCGTAAGGTGCAATACCTAAATTCAGATCAGAATTGTTTTCGATATACAAACCAATGGTTCCTTTTGATGGCGACTCTGTTAAGCCTTTTGTTTCGACGTGTACTCCGTTTTCATCATATAAAACAAAGTCTTCTGCAAACGTCGGGATAGAAGTGGATGAAACCAAAATGCTTGTGACACCAAGCACCGCTAATAATTTTAAATGCTTTTTCATAGTAAATCCTCCTTAGTAAAATTTGTATATATTATATCATTTAAAGCACAAGTAGTATAGTGAAATATAATAAAATTCGAGGTGTTATCAATGAAAACATTCAAACAAATTCTGGCCATTATCGGAATTATATTATACGTCAACTACATCATCAGTTCACCGGTATGCGTAGAAGAATATACAAACAGAGGTACTAGCATTTGTTCCGAACAACATATGCACAGACAACCAACAGTCAAAAGAAATGTCACGAAACAGATGCAGCATATTCCTATGCTTGTATTTTATTTTGCTCCAAAGAGGAATGATTTTACCTTTGTTATCACGAATAATTTCTATGCGATTGTAAATATTCCGGTATACCATTGGCAATTACCTCGTGGAAATATTGTTTCATCCCACTTATTCCGCTTTATTAGACATATTATAGGATATAATGCAAACATAAGTTCGTGGCATTCCATCTGCTAATCGAGCATATACTTTAATGTAGGCAGTAGTTTGCAAACAGGGAGGGTTATTTTATGGACTATAAGAAAGAGATTATTGAAATGATACAAAAAATACATAATGAATCAATAATAAAGTTTATTTATGGATGCGTAAAAAGAGCATATGACGAAGAAAGGGCAGGAAGATAATTCCCGCCCTTGCATCTTAAAAAACAAATTTTTCAAAAAAATCACACAGCAAATCTTTTTTATCGGGTGGCAGATTATCGTATTCAAGAATAATTCTTTTGAAACGAGGGTCTGACTGCTCGATTTTTGTAATCACATCTCCGAATTCAATATCAGGATCGTGATTCTCTTTCATATCTGTTAAATCTGACATTCCTATACGGAAATAATCTGCTAAAGCCCTAATCTTTCCAGTACCTGGCATAGAATTACCTTTGCACCACATATTAAATGTAGACGTGTTTGCACCAATAGCTTCAGCAACTTCTTTTTGCTGTTTTCCACTTTTCAAAATATACCTATTAAGGTTGTTTGAAAATATCCTCTTTTGTTCTTCGTCTGTCATAATTCTATTATCCTCCTCATACCTAGTATTTTACACCATAATTAAATTAAATTCAATAGCAAATTCAATTAATTTGAATTTTGGTGTTGACAATTCAATCTGATTGAATTATAATAAGTCCATGAGTTAAGAAAGGAGATGAGCAAATGCCAAAAATTTCGTTAGAAGCAGTTCGTGTTAATGCTGGATACAATCAGAAAGAATGGGCTGAAATATTCGGTATTTCCAATGTCACAGTGGTTAACTGGGAGAAAGGAAAAACTGAACCTACATTATCTCAGCTCAGAAAAATGAGTGAACTTTCTGGAATCCCTATGGATTTTATTTTTGTGCCTAATAAATTCAATTAAATTGAATTAGAAAGGAGCAGTATGAACGAATTACAGATTTTTAATTCGGAAGAGTTTGGAGAAATCCGAACAGTGACTATTGGCAATGAACCTTGGTTTGTCGGAAAGGATGTGGCAGAAGCACTGGGATATTCCAATACAAGAGATGCTCTTGCAACACATATTTCTGAAGAGGATAAGAATACCGTCGTGATTTCCGACGGAAAAAGAGGCAACCCAAATCAGGTTGTAATCAACGAATCTGGATTATACGCATTAATATTCGGAAGCAAGCTCGATTCAGCTAAGAGATTCAAACATTGGGTAACAAGTGAAGTTCTTCCAACAATTCGAAAGACAGGCTCTTATCAGAAGCCAATGACACTTGCCGAACAAATTCAGTTACTTGCACGTGGCAACGAAAATCATGAAGAGAGAATCGAGAAGCTTGAGAATACCATGACCATTGACTATGGTCAGCAGAAGCATCTTGGCGATCTGGTGTCACAGGTTGTCATTGAAATCCTTGGCGGCAAGAAGTCAAATGCCTATGTAGAGATTGGGAAGAAAGTTTTTGCAGAATGTAACCGTGATATCAAAACATACTTCGATGTAAATGCCAGAAACAATATTCCGAAGCTGAAATATATGGAAGCGGTTGATTATATCAAAGAGTGGGAACCATGTATGAACACGAAAATAATGATTCGTGACTGTAATGCGCAGGTGACGATGTAGGGAGGACGAGGCAGTGGCAGAACAGTTTTCTACATTCAAAGAGGATTTAGAGAATATCGGCATCCACATTACGGACGAACAGTATTCAGACCTCTGTGAGATTAACCTGTTTATGAAAGGGATGCCAGATATTCCGGTTTACAACATCCTACTGATACTCAAAACGCTTGGATTAATTCCAACCGAAATACCAGATAAGGAAAGCAGTCAGAAGCGCGACTCCAATACCAAGGGATGTTTTGATAATGAATTTGAGAGAAAGTTTGGAAAAATTAAAAAGTGATTTCTTTGCTTTGTCTTGTTTGGAAACATAGGAGTTTTTCCCTAAATCAGTCAAGTATATATTGGCTAAGTCAGTATTTACAAGACTTCGAGATTTAAGAGATTTCACGTAGTAGTTGTACGTCTGGTGATCGAGACCAGATAACTGTAATAGGTCGTATTGATTCATGAAATCATTGGTAGCATTTTGAATCAAAAGACCAGGCAGGTCATTTTCATTTTGAATTAGCAAGTGTTTATCTCCTTTCATTTTACTCGGCATGGCGGTGCCTGTAAATACATTATAGGTAGATAAGAAAAGAAAAACAATAGAAAGGAACCGTATGAAAGCATCGAAAATTGAAATCCGTCAGGTAGACGGTGAAAAAGGAATCTTCACAGAAATTCTTGTAGACGGCCACAAACTTGAGGGAGTAAGAAGCTTCGAATTAAAACAGGGAGTTGGTGATTCCGTTCCTATTCTTTCAATTGATCTGAATGCCTTAAATTTATCCACAGACTTGCAGACATTGCAGGTGAACCAGAAAGGCATCGGAGAAATCGAAAGCATTAGATTCAAAGGACAGGAAATGCCAGTTGAGTTTGGCACAAAAGAATAGGCCCCCATATTTCAGAGAGCCGTGAGGATTACTTACTGAGATTTTGCAGAATTGAACAATCACTGGCACGATTACAACAACCTGTAAAACCGGCATATTTACATTTTAATCTTCCGTTAATAGATTTTGGGCTCTTATCTTCTAAAGAAGAAACGGAAATTTGAGTAAATTCGACAAAATAATCCTTGTTCTGTTTTACACAAAAGCCAGAATACACCATTTAACAAACACCTCCTTTCCATAAGGAGATTATACCACAGAAAGGAAATGATATGTTGGAAGAAACAAACGCATTACTCGAGCAGATTTTGGAAGAACTTAAAGCCATTCGAAAAGAGATTGCACCTACAAGAACGAAAAAAGTAACGCACACAGCAAAAGTCAACGGAAAGACAATTACCGAATGCGTTGCAAGTGGAATTAATTCTGCTGTTCAGAACTCCATTCGTGATATTGACGAAGAAGATTAATTGTAAAGGAGCGAATTTTATGAGTAAAAAAAAGAAAAAGAAAAAGGTTTCCAAGATGGTACGAACATCAAAGAAACCTATTTCCTTAACATGTTTGATTAATAAGAAACCTATTTGCCAGATGGATATTTTTCGTTGAATGCTTCTAACGCAGATTCATAAGCGTTTGTGTATTCTTCGAAATAATCGACAGTGACATGAACTTTGCCTGAATCAATTTGAGCTTGACGTTTTAAATGGCACGCGTCAATGCAAACTGCAACGGCTAAATCATGTGCACGTTTTTCATTATCGGTCATTTTTACATCTCCCTTCGGAGAATATTATATCACATCGCAAAAAGAAAATGGCAAACTAAAAAAGAAACAATCAGGAGGTAAAAATCAGATGATTAAATGTGAAAAAGGAAACGTATCAATCAACGGTGCGGGAAATGAAGTTATCCATGATCTATCGGAAATCGTATCTCGTACCTACAGTTCCTTTTCCAAAGCGTTCGGAGAGGAAAAAACAAAACAGATGATTTTTAAGGCGGTAAACGCCGGGATGGGAGCGGACAAATGACAAAAGCAGAGAAATTTAACATTTATGCTGATACCTTATACGGAATGTGCCGGAAAGCACAGGACACAGTTCCAGAAGCGAGTGTGTGCTTTGAATGTAATACTTTCAACAGTGAAAAGTTAGGAACATATCGCACGATATGCGTCGGCATCACAACGGCTGAAGGAAGCAGAAAATATTACAATGTGTGTGAAGTGTTACGTGATATGGAAGAAAACTTTGTATCTGTAAAAGCGGTGCTGAACAACCTGTTACTTAATGCCCCGTGTCCATACTGTGAAAAGGAGAAAGAAAATTGATGGCTGTAGAAAAAGAAAGCTCCGTGGATTTTATCCCGGAGACCGTTGAAGAAGAATATGCCCTGTTGGCAGGCAGAGTGAAAGCTGTTGAAGCTTATCTTGATGCTTCAGATAGCAATTACGTAGACAAAAACGTTCTGGCTGCCATGTTAGGCATTTAGGTTGTAAGCAGCCCCGGCGGTGCAGGAACACCAACCGGAGCACGTATCTAACTTAGCTTGAGTAAGTTAAATACAGGTTGATTATATCACACCTTCCTGTATTTGACAAATAAAAACACAGGAGGGCATTTTTAATGTCTAAAATCACTAAGGAAACTGGCAAAACACTTGCTTCTGAGATCATCAAAGACCTTGAGAAGGAAGCAAGGAACAAAGATCTGGCAATCATTGCTCTGCTGACTACAGTGCTGGCAATGGGATTGCTGGGGAAAGGAAAATAATGAGAACTTACTTAGAGGGGCTTGCAGTGTTCGGAGTTTCTGGCCTGGCAATCGTGTTCTTTGCCGTATGCTGGGCTGTGACTGATTTGGATGCACTCACAATTCTGGCGTTGGATTATATCTTAATGAGTACAGTCGGGCTGGCAGTGATGCTTAAAATCAATGACTTCGTACACGACATTAAAAGGAAGGAAAAAGAAAGCAAAAATGCAAGATTTAAACAAAGCAACACTGACCGGATTTGTAACTGATCCGGCAGAAGTCAAATTTAAGCCAAGGAAGGGCAAAAGCTTTCTGGTCGTCAGAAGTGACCGCTTCAGTGGAACACCGGACGATATCATCGTGGAAATCCCGAACAGACTTAAAGGTACATTTCGGGAATGGAATTGGATAAAGGTTTCGGGAAGAATCCGTTCCAAATGGGTCAGAGCGGACCACCAAGAGAAAAAGTATATGTATCTGGAAGCATATGATGTCAGCACGGAAGGGACGCTTCTTGTGAATACGGTAGAAATGACTGCAAACATTTGCAAGAAGCCGGTGCTGAGAAAAACGCCATTAGGAAAGACAATCTGCGAAGTTTGCGTGGCAATTAATGGATACAAGCGGTCAGAATACATCTCCTGTATTTGTTGGAGAGATCTGGCGGTGAAAGCTTCTGAATGGAAAGTGGGTACAAAAGTTAGATTAAAGGGACGTATGCAAAGCCGTGATTATTGGAAAAAGCAGCCAGATGGTTCTTATGTTAGAAAAACAGCATACGAAGTTTCAATAATGGAGATGGAGGAAATCAAAGATGAAAAAGGTAACTTTGAAAAAACTGAGCGTTGAAAACTATAAGAAATTTGAAGCAAGAGAATTTGATTTCGCAGGAAGAACAGAAGTTTCCGGAAGAAACAGACAGGGTAAAACTTCTCTGATGGACGCATATTTTGATGTCCTGACCGGAAAACTGGCAGATGGAACACTTCCGAACAATATCCGCCGAAAGGTTGACGGTGAAGAAGTTGATGATCCAGTGGTGAGAGAACTGGTTATTGACGTTGACGGAACGGAATATGTTATCCAGAAAAAGACCAAGAAAGGAAAGTCATCCAATACGGTTGAATATTACGTCAACGGAATTAAGCGGAACAAAACCGAGTATATGGAGATTCTTAAAAGGATTGCCGACCCCGATACGATTGCCATGTGCAGCAACGCCAGAGTGTTTTTGAATGAGATCCAGAAAGCAACAGCAAAAGCAAGGGAAACACTGGGAGGAATAGCTGGATTCAGTGAATCACAGTTCAGAGCAGAGCATCCGGAATATGAATGGATAAAAAGCGAAGGTGTGGAAGGAGATTCTATCGAAGAAATCTTAAAAGCCCGCAGAAGAGACCTGAGAAAAGCCAAGTCAGATGTTGATGATATTGCAAAGCAGATCAGAAAAGAGCAGGGCCGACAGGTTGAATGCGATGAAACACTTCCGGCGCAGAGAGACGATCTTCTTGACTTGCTGAAAGAAAACGAGAAGCAGGAGAAAGTACTCAGTGATGCTTCAAGAGAATACGACCGGATTTCTATTGAATTGGCAGGGCTGAAGCGTTCACGTGACGCACTGGTTGAGAAAGCTAGTAAAACAGCCAGAGAAAAACATGACAGAATAACTTCCTTATTATATACGCTGAAATCCGACAAGAAAAACGCAGAGAACAAATTAAGACTTGCTGAAATGGATCTGGAACACGCTAACAAAGGAATTGAACGCCACAAAGCAGCACTGGCACAGGCTAAAAAGAAATATACGGAAGCATTAAAAGAGAAGTGGGACGGCGATACCGAACTTACTGCAATCCGTGGAGAAGAATTTGACCCGGTATCAGCTGTTTGCCCGACATGCGGACAGGAACTTCCGGAAGAACAGGTGGAAACTGCGAAACGCAAGTTTGAGTTTAATAAGCAGTCCAGGATATCCAAAAAATTAGGAGAGAAAGAACAGTTTGAGAAAAATAAACGAACCAAACTGGAGCAGATCACTGAGGACGGCAACGAAGCTTCCAAGGGATTGGAAACGGCGAAAGAAACTAAGAAAGAAGCAGAAACAGTTATCGAAGCTACTAAGAAAGAAATCACATCTCTGGCACTTGAAATCGCAGAAACAGAAAAGGAAGTAGAGAAACCGATTCCAGAACCGGATATGTCTGGCGATGAAGAATACAAGGCAGTTTGCGGCAAAATCTCAGCACTGGAAGAAAGTCTCAATGGAATCGGAAACGGTGAAAATGACAGGATTTTATTAAGCAATAACCGTCATTCTCTGGAAGCAAAACTCAGAGATGTTGAAGCAAAGATTAAAACTCAGACTGCAAGGCTTGAGGAAAAAGCCAACAACCTTGAAGCATTGCAGGAAGAGCAGAAAAAGCTTTCGCAGAAGCAGGCGAACATTCAGCAGAAGGTAGATCAGCTGACTGACTATTCCATTGAGAAAAATAAGGCACTGGCAGCAGTGATTAATCCGCACTTCAAACACTTCCACTTCCAGTTCCTTGACTACACACAGGACGGAGAACCGATGGAAACTTGCCGGATGATCTGCAACGGCATTGATTACGCAAACGGTCTGAATCACAGCGACCGGATTCTTTGCGACATTGACCTTGTGATGGGTTTGCAGGAGATGAACGACTTACGGCTTCCGGTTTGGGTTGACGATACCGAAAGCATAAATTCGGACAGGATTCCCAAATTAGATACACAGATGATTTTGCTCAAGGTTTCTGAGGGTGAGTTGGAAGTAAAAGGAATTTAAAGAAAAGGGAACAGCTAGAAACTTGTTTGGCGACAGCCTAGCTGTTCCGATGCCGATATAAAAAGATATATCTGTTTAAGAATAGCAGAAAAAAAATGACTTATTCAAGTCACAGGCGATTTCACAACCGAAAAGTGAGGGGGATATCCACTCACTAAATACCGTGTTTGAGGTTTAAGAACCATGTGAAAGCACACGGTAACGAAAGAAACTAAAAATAATGAAAAGGAGAATTAAAATGTCAGAAAACAAAAATGCAGTAGCAGCACAGAATCAGGAAAAGAGAACACCGGTGAAACTGAACACAGATTTTAGTTTGGGAATCTTCGGAAGTTCCGACAACTTTACAATGGCAACCCAGATGGCAAAGGCCTTTGCTCAGTCAACAATCGTTCCTCGAGAATATCAGGGAAATTTTGCAAATGGTCTTGTAGCAATCGACATGGCAAATCGCCTGAAAACAAGCCCTCTCACGGTTATGCAGAATCTTGATGTCATTCAGGGCAGACCGGCATGGAGAGCCACATTCTTGATTGCAATGATTAACAGTTCCGGTAAATACGATATGGAATTGCAGTTTGATGAAAAGAGAGATAAAAACGGAAAGCCTTATTCTTGTACTTGTTGGACTGAAAAGGATGGACGTAAAGTAACAGGAATTGAAGTGACGATGGACATGGCAAATGCCGAGGGATGGACAAAGAAAAATGGTTCAAAATGGATTACGATGCCACAGGTAATGTTGAGATACAGAGCAGCTTCTTTTTTCTCAAGAATGAATTGCCCGGAGCTTTCAAACGGCCTTTACACAACAGATGAGGCTATTGAAATCGCAGATGCAGACTACAAAGTTTACGACTTAGAAAAAGCGGTCGAGCAAGATATTAAGAAGAACGCCAACACTGAAGAATTCATCCCAGAGCCAATGACAATCGAGGAACAGCCGAAACAGTCAACGGTCGCAGAAACTGTCCAGACGGTAGAGAAAGAACCGGTCCCGGCAGCAGGCAAAGAACCAGAGATTCCAGATTTTATGAAGCAGGAGGAAATTTAAGCAATTAAATATATTATCAAACGTGAGTAAATATACTCAAAGATACTTAAAATCCATAGTATTAGTTGGTAACTTAAAACCACTGAAATCATAGGAAAGAAAAGCCAGTGCAAGTTGAAACAGTCTTGCTAACTATAGGGTAGAACCTTGATGGTAATGATTGAGTAATGGTAGAAGTCCATGAAAACCAAATGGCAAAAAAACAAAATTTTAGAAAGGAAAAGCTATTTAGATGAACCTATATCTAATCAATAAAAAAGAATTTATAGGTATGTACCGATGGCTTAGTCGGGAATTTACGACTGTGGAGTGTACAAGAACTTGTGAGTAGTGTGTCACTTGCGACCACCAAAGCATACACGATGAAGCAGTAACTACAAATTGTGAGATTGTAGCGAATCATCTAGCATATACATTTGTATATGTTTTTAGTAGCAGGAAATGTGATATGAGTTTACATGATGTATTTACAGTATTATGCGTGATTGCTTATATCGTCTTCGTTGCACTTGCAGTATACGCCATTAAGAAGAAAAACACTTTACCGATGCTGGTTGCGCTGGTAATTTCAAACTTCTTCGACTTAATGGTTTCACTTACAGCAAAATAAGGAGGTGCTAAAAATGAGCAATAGTGAAATTTTAAAGAAAGCAAAGGAACTGGTTGAGCTTATGGAAAAACAGGAAAAATCTGGCAAGGTGGGATTATTCGAACTGAAGCCAGGAGATATCTTCCAGACTACCGGAAAGCGTAAATACAAAGTTCTGGAACAGTACACAGAGCATACCAAGATCATTTCTCTTGGATTTGTGAAAGAAAATGTGAGATTTGATAATAATACAACTGACTACGAAAAATCATCTTTGAAGAAACTCTGTGATACTGAAATTCTGAAAGACTTTGAGGAAGAATTCGGAGAAGAAAACATCGAAACTGATGTAACAGATCTGATTACTGTGGACGGTCAGAAGATCGGAGAAGTGAAATGTAAAGTTCGACCACTGACATTTGATGAAGCACGCAAATATACAGAACTGACGCCGAATGAGGAGTTGGATGATTGTTATTGGACTTGCTCCGCATGGAGCACAGAGGAAAGAGGATGGAAATATGCGCTTACCGTTGTTTCGCCTTCTGGCCGTATCGACGGTAACTACTACAACAGTAACGGTGTTCGCCCTGTTTGTATCTTAAAATCTAATCTCTTTGTATCTAAAGTGGAGGAATGAAAAATGAAGAAAAATCTGAAATATTTTGAAAATGAATTAAACCGGATCAACAAAGAATTTGCTGAATATAAAAAGCAGCATATGGAAAAACCGGAAATCGGTAAAACAGTAGAAATCGCCGGAATGGAATGGATGATTTTGGATAAGACAGAAAAAGGATATTTTGCCGTTTTGAATGGATTCGATGGAAAAGAAAGAACATTTGATTCAGGTTCAAATAACTGGATTTCAAGTAAACTTCGAGAAGAATTAAACACTAAATTCTTGAAAAAGATTGCGGACGAATTAGGAGAGGATGCAGTCATCGGATTTGATCGTGATTTACTTTCTCTGGACGGTCAGACGGAATACGGACATTGCGAAGATAAGATTTCACTTTTGACTGTGGATGAGTACCGGAAATATCGTAAATTACTGCCGAACATGCCGAAATGGTGGTGGTTGATTACGCCATGGAGTACACCAGTAAATGATTACAATTCAACGCTGACCGTTGTTTCGCCTTCTGGCTATATCTGCAGCTTTAACTACAACTACGGCAGTCTCGGTGTTCGCCCAGTTTGTATCTTTTCTTCTTCAATCTTTGAATTGGGAAGTGATGATTAATGGCAAATGAAGATTTAAAGGTAATAACAAAGGCTAAGCAGCTTGCAAAGCATACATTAATAGTTACGAGTAATGCCAGGCGATACCCGAAGAAATACAGGTTTTCACTTGTAGATAAAATGCAAAATAAAGCATTAGAAATCTACGAACTGCTTTTTGAAGCCAACCGAACTGATCTGAAAGATTATAAAAGAGATCGATTAGAGCTTCAAACAAAAGCCATTACTCATTGTGATGAGTTAATGTACTTTATAGAACTTTCATATGAATTAGGAATTATCAACTCCGGTGGAATGGAGTCATGGTCACAAATGGTCAAAGATATAAAGTACATGACTATTTCATGGAGATCAAAAGACAGAAACAGGTAACAACTTGGGTTATGCGTTGCAATACCGTTGTTTCGCCTTCTGGCAATATCAACAGCAATAACTACAACAACAGTAACGGTGTTCGCCCAACCTGGATCACAGGCAGACAGAGTAAGCGCAAAGCTGAAATCAGTAAAGATACAAGTAAATGCATAACCTTTCCGGAATGGATAAATATAAAGGAACAAAAACAATGGATAAAGAAATTGTTGCAAATTTTGAGAATTTATATCGTTCTTACAAGAAGGTTAAAAGCGGTAAAAAATTTAACTCAGGCACTGCAAGGTTTTCTAATTTATCTCTTGAAGGTATTCACCTTCTAAAAGAACAGTTGGAAAACCAAACATATACCATAAATCCATATAATAAATTTCAAATCCATGAGCCAAAAGAACGTACAATAGAATCATGTGCATTCAAGGATAAAGTAGTGCAGAGATGCTTTTCTGATTACATTCTGACACCGAAACTTGAAAAGATCCTGATTAAATGGAATACCGCTGGGCAACAGGGAAAAGGACAACATATGGCAATGGACGGTTTAAAGGAGCAGATGTTGGATTTCTATGAAAAGAATGGAATAAATGGATGGATTGTAAAATGTGATATTCATAAATATTTTTACAGCATAGATCATGAAATAATGAAAGACGTACTTGACTACTATTTTGATGATGATTTTGCAATCTGGCTGAATCATTTATTTATTGATAGCACAGAAAATCCAGGGCTGCCATTAGGGAACCAGGTCAACCTGAAATATGCATTGCTACTACTTCATTCGCTAGATCAGATGATAACGATTGAGTTTGGAAATCCGTATTATGGACGATATAACGATGATTTTTATGTGTTATGCAAAACAAAAGACATCGCCAGAGAAATTCTTGAAGCAATTCGAATGATGGTTAAAAGTCTCGGGTTGGAATTGAACCCAAAATCGCAAATTGTACCGTTTCGAATGGGGCTGTGCTATCTTGGATTCCACCATTACGTGACTGATGAGGGAAAATATATCAGAAAATTACGTGGTGACAGAAAAAGAAATACTCAGAAAAAGGTTCGTAGATGGGTTCGTGCAGTAAACGAAGAAAAGATGCCAGTGGAAAAATTTAACGAAAAATATGGAGCGTGCAAGAACCATATGCTTCATGGAAACTGTATCAAATTATGCCACAGTATGGATTTGGAAATTGAAAGGAGAATAAAATGAGATTAATTGGTCAGACAGGAGATATTGATATCCCTTATGAGAGCAGTACTATTGTTCGCGCAGGTGAATTAATTGTTGCATATTCTGTAAATTACTACTCTTCTATAAATTACTATTCCAAAAAAATTGTTATGGGAATGTATTACACAGAAGAAAAAGCCAAGAAAGTCATGGGAATGTTGCGTCGTGTTTATCATGATGCGGTAACGCACGATAATGTATCAGCATTTAGATTTCCAAAGGATGATGAAGTATGAAATGCGAGTATTGCAGACCTGTCCGAGATGATAACGAAGATCTGATTTACACAGAATTTAATGGAGAATGCACTAATTTTACGCAAATCAGATATAAAGGCGGAGAATACAGGCTTTACACAGTAAATGCATTCATCAAAATTAATTACTGCCCGATATGCGGAAGAAGATTGAAAGCGAGGTGATGATATGAAGAGAGTAGATAGCAAAAAAGACTGGGAGCAGATAATAACCATTGAGCTTCCGCTTAAGCAGCTCAAATTAATGCGAGACAGTATGCGTAACGTAAGCTATGCGGAGCTAGAGAGCCTAAATAGAGGAAAAGACATTCCGTATGCCTATTCCGATTTAGAGAAAACCATAGATGAAGCTGAATATATCTTGGATATATAAATGTAGCATATAGAAAGCGAGGTGATGCCATTTGTTCATGCGAGTAATTTCAACAGGAAGCACTAATGGAAACTGTTACGCTTTGCAGTCAAGTACAGGCGAGATCGTTCTTCTTGACTGCGGATGCAAGTACAAGAAAATTCTCAGAGGGATTGACTACCAGATAAGCAATGTTTCCGGTGTACTTCTTTCACATGAACATGGTTAAGGCGATCATACCGAAGCCGTTCATGAAATCATGAACGCCGGAATCACGGTCTATACCGGAGTAGAAACAATCAAAAACTTAGACATAACGGACGGAACTATAAAAGCTGTTGCTGAAAAGAAATACTTTAAAATCGGTTCCTTCAGCGCAGTTCCGTTCAGCCTGCCGCATACATCTGCAAATAAAGAGCCGTGCCCGAACTTCGGGTATCTAGTGGAACATGAGGAAATGGGAAAGCTTCTTTACCTGACAGATTTTGAGCATTGCCGGTACAACTTCAAATCAATGGAAATTAATCACTTGGTTATTGGTTGTAATTACTGCGAGGAGCTGATAGACAGAAACAACCCGAAGTGGAAGCACCAGATCACCGGGCATTGTTCTTTGTCAACTTGTAAGCAATTCATTAAGGAAAATCTCACAGAATCGCTCAAAACGATAGCACTGGTACATTTGAGTGGTGATGCTTCGGATGCTGAAAAAATGCTTAAAGAAGTCAAAGAAGTTGCTGGGGATGATGTTCTGGTTCAGATTGGACGAGCTGGACTGGAAGTTGATTTGAATTTGTTTCCATTTTGAAAGGAGAAGGGAATATGGAAATGACAGATTGTAGCAAATGCAGATTTCGTTATTGCTGTACATTAGCCTGGGATTACGGTTCACTGTACTGTAACGATTATGAGGAGGAATAAAATTGAAAGAATGGACAGAAGAACTTTTACTGGCGGCTGGATATAAACTTCAAAACGCTGAAATTACAAATGTATCATTAAATTTCAGAGATCACGGAGTACTTTCGCTTGACCTTACGCTGAACGGTGGCGGATGGGGAGTCATTTACGGCGGCTATGCTCTTGGACATGGATATTTGGGAGCTAAAGAATTTAAAGGTTCTGCTTCCGGAATGGAAGCAATCATGCGAATTATGGATGTAGTTGGCGTTGAAGATCTTGTGGATTTAAAAGGAAAGCATGTTCGGGTCGCAACAAAGGGATGGGGAAGCTCAGTGAAAATCATCGGACATTTTATCAAAGACCAGTGGTTTGATTACTTGAGTTTTTACGAAGACAAAAAGGAGTGACAGAATGCAGATTTTAATTAATGTTCTGGACAAAATCAAAAAGGAAATCTCTTCAACATCCGGTTTGTACGACAGAGGATGGAATGACGCATTGGAAAAGGCAAAGGAACTTTTCACATCCTACAATCCTGTGATTGCATGGATTCCGACAGAATTAATGTTACCGCCGGAGCCAGACGAAGATGTTGATATCGAGCAACTTCCGCAGCATACGGTAACAATCAAGGGCGCTGAATGGCCAACATCTCTGAGATACATTGGAAACGGCGAATGGGCAGATGTTGGAGTCGGAAGAGAGATAAAATATACGGTTTCGGCGTGGATGCCGATGCCTAAAGCTTATAAGGAGAAATAACATGAACAAAGTAATTTTGATCGGTCGATTAGCGAAAGACCCGGACATACGTACCGGAACTAACAACATAACCATTGCCAGATACGCTCTTGCAGTAGAAAGACAGTATCGCAAAGATAATGAACGGAAAGCAGATTTCATAAATTGTGTTGCACTTGGTAAAAATGGAGAGTTTGCTGAAAAATACCTGCATAAGGGAATGAAAATTGCAGTCATCGGCAGTTGGCAGACCGGAAACTATACGGACACTGATGGAAAGAAGATTTACACAAATGACTGTCTGGTAGAAACACATGAGTTTGTGGAAAGTAAGGGTAGAAGCAACCAGTCCGAAAACATCGGCACAGTTCCACCACCAGCACCGGCAAGTGACACATTTGTTGAACCGGCTTACGATCCGGATTTACCGTTTTCGTAATTGAAAGGAATTTCAGTTGGATTACAATAAATTCAGACAGGCGAAAGCCATTGAAGCTAGCAACAAGAAGAAACTTCTGAAAGTAAATCCGAAACTGGATGAAGGAACCGGGATATATATACTCTGGCGTACCGAAACCAGTGGGTATATCGGGCAGTCAGTAAAACTTCTTACCAGACTGGCGCAACATATGTCAGGATACGAACAGCATATTGATCGCTCCATGAAAGCACATGGGCTGTATTCGGAAGAGAATAAGGGTGGTTACAAGATTGATTTCTTTCACTGTCCGGTATCACAGCTTGATGAAAAAGAACGAGAATACATCCAGAAAGCCATTGATGCCGGATGGATTGTGAAAAACAAGACTGGTGGTGGACAGGATGAAGGGAAAGAAAAGATTGCTGATTACCGACCGGCAAAAGGATATCGTGATGGTATCCAACAAGGCAAGAAAACTCTGGCTCGTGATTTATCGCACATCATTGATACTCATTTGCAAGTCACCCTGAAGCCAGAAAAGCAGAACAACAAAACTTCAATCAAAGCCTTTGAGAAATTCAAAGAAATGCTTGATGAAAGGAACTACGAGAAATGACCATACGTGAAATAAAGAGCAGAAAACATAAGGAATACGAGCAGAATCGTAAAGATATTTATTATTTCATCGTAAAATACGAAAAACGCAAAGGCGAAATGCCGCAGATTAAAACGATAGCTGATGAATTGGACTTAAGCCCCAGTGCAGTTCAGAGACATTTACGTCAGTTTGCGGATGATGGACTGATTGAATTTTCGGGGAGCAATTCTCACAGAAAATACCGGCTGATAAGAAAGAACGAAAGATGAAGCTTTACGATCTGTACACTTTAGATGGAACATTTGTAGATACTCTTACCCGGAAAGAAGCCGTTGAAAGGTTCAACCTTTCCGGGTGGGACTTCAAATCAAAAATAGACTACAGAGAACCTATTAATGGTGAATATTACCTGGATGATTCGGAAGACGATATCACTGTTAGAAAGCACAAAGACAAAGACATGCTTGCACAGTTTGACTTACTCACATCGAAGTTGAGAAAAATATTAAAAGTGGAGGGAAAATAATGGCAGAGAATTGCAATGAATGTAGTATCGCATGGATACGTGGAAGTGATTATGCTGAGGTATCAGCGTACAACGGAAGTACTTTAAAGAATCGAACACTTAAATTGAAAGAAGAAAATCCGGAAGATGTGAAAGTTATCGCAATCAACAAAGATGGCTCAATTTTCGCTCATGTACCAAGAAAATACGTGCCGAATTTACGAGCTCCGAGAAAACTGACAGAAGAGCAGAGGGCAGAACTGATTGAGCGAGGAAAGAACATGTCGAAATGGAAAGTAACTGATGTAGAAGAAACGCCAGATTTCGATTCTGACGATGAAGATGAGGAAATGTTCGATGTTTAATGAAAGAATGGGAATTAATGTTGAAAATGGTAAAAGTAGGATTTGCCCTAAATGCGGGAATCGTTTTCATGTTTTCACAGATTATAACCGGCATTGTGGAGGAAATTTATATTGGTGCGAATGCACAGAATGTAAAACCATTACAAAAATACATCACAGTAAGGAAGCTGCAATAGTGGCTTTTAAGGAAGGATTGGTACACAAAAATGAGCAAAGTGAACATATATGGGCTTAAAGCATATATAAGTAAAACGTTTGATTTGCATGTTGGCAAAAGAATCAAATACGTAGAACGTGGTGGGGAAGAAAAAGAGCATATCTATGAGGTAAAACAGCTTTTTCCACATTGCGTTTTACTAGAAGATATTTTCGATCACACAAGAATTTGCCCTTGTTATAGCAAATTAAGCTTGATGTTAAGGGGAATTGAATAAGAATCTGGTTAAGAAGATGGGAGTATAAATGAGAGATTTAATCATAGATTGCTTTGCAGGCGGCGGTGGAGCATCCGTTGGAATCGAGATGGCTCTCGGAAGACCAGTAGACATAGCGATTAACCACGATCCTGACGCTATCCTGATGCACAAGACGAATCATCCCGGAACGTTGCATCTGACAGAAGATATTTTCAAAGTAGACTTACAGAAATATGTCGGAAATCAGCACGTAGCGTTGATGTGGGCTTCGCCAGATTGTACGAGCCATTCAAAAGTGAAAGGCGGTCAGCCGAGAAAGCAGGGACTTCGTATTCTTCCGTGGGCTGTATATAAGCACGCAAAGCTGATTCTTCCGGATGTAGTCATCATGGAAAATGTAGAGGAGATACAGCAGTGGGGACCATTGGACGAGAAAGGACATCCGATCAAGGAAAGAGCCGGTGAAGATTATCGAAAATTCATTTCAGCAATGAAAAATATCGGTTATGAATTTGACAGCCGGGAACTGGTAGCTGCGAATTATGGAGCGCCGACTACAAGAAAACGTTGGTATGCAGTATTTCGCAGGGATGGAAAGCAGATAATATGGCCAAAAACAACTCATAATAAATGTGGCACAGATGGATTAGAACCATATGAACAGTGCGGAGATTATATTGATTGGTCAGACTTAGGAAAAAGTATATTTGACCGACCGAAACCATTGGCAGAAGCAACACAGAAACGTATCGCAAATGGTATTAAGAAATATATTGTTGATAATCCAGAGCCATACATTGTGAAGAATAAAGATGCATTAGCGTTCATAATTCAATATCATGGAGAAGTCAGAGCAGGTGATTCCAGAGGGCAGCTGTTAACCGAACCAATTAAGACTATTGATACATCAAACAGATATGGTCTCGTGACAGCTTTTATCACGAAATATTACAAAACCGGAATCGGTCAAGGCTGTGATGAGCCATTGCATACAATAACCACATCGCCCGGTCACTTCGGGGTAATATCTGCATTTCTGGTCAAGTATTACGGAACAGGATGCGGACAAGTACTTAATGAGCCGCTCGGGACTATTACCACAAAAGATAGATTCGGGCTAGTAAATGTTCTGGTTGATATCCATGGAGAAAAATACATTATTTCAGATATCTTTCTCAGAATGCTAAAGCCGGAAGAATTAAAGGTGATGCAGGGATTTCCAGAAGATTACATCATTGATCGGGACTATAAATGGAGAAATTACCCGATTGCAAAACAGGTAGCAAGAATCGGGAACAGTGTTGTGCCAGTTATGGCAGAAGCACTCGTAAAAGCTAATTGCCCGTATCTGAAAGTCGGAGAGCGTAAAGCTGCGCCGATGATTTACATGCAGAATAACGGGCAAGTAGCATTTGGATAAGAAATCATGGAGGACTGCACAATAGCGTGTCAGTTACTCACATGGGGAAAGCGAGGATGGAAATGAGAAAGAATAATTATACTTCATTTTTTAAAATCAAGCCAAAGAAAGTAGAGAGATACATTCGTTGCAGAAAATGCGGTGGAAACATGGAATGGAGCAGGGGCTTTCCACCACAAATCAAATGTCCGAAGTGCGGATATACTGTATATCCAAAACCTTATGAGCCAGATTGTATCAAACTGCCAGAAACATTGGAAGAATATTTTGAATTATATGAGAAAATAAGGAGAAAAAATGGATAAAATAAAACCATTGAAACCGTGTCCGTTTTGCGGAGGAAAAGCAGAAATGCTGATTAATGAATATAACGATTCAAGAAAAGAATATCTTGCAGCTTGTACAGAATGTGACGGAATGGTGGAACGTTGGAGAAAAACAGAGGAAGAAGCTGCAGAACAGTGGAATAGGAGGGCGGAAGCATGAGTGATGGAATGACATTTGTGCAGAATGAAGACGGTGCATTTAGCACATATGATGATACCTATGACGTTGTAATACATTGTGAAACGGAAGAAGAACAGAAGAAAGTTATTGAGCGTTTAAAAGCTACTAACTGGATTCCGGTCAGTGAGAGATTGCCGGAAACAAGTGGTACGTATCAAGTGACTTGCATGGACGGAAGAATATATCATTCAACCTACGCAAAATTTCAAAGCAAATTGAAACGATGGGACTTAACTGGCGCTAGGTCGTATTGGAAGGTCATAGCCTGGATGCCGCTTCCGGAACCATATAAGGAGGATTAAGCATGGAAATGTCAATTTTCAAAAAAGACGGCAAAATATACACCAGATTCAAGGTCAGATTGAAAGATTTAAAGTCTTGGAAGGCTTGCCTTAAGTTAAAGTATCGCATTAATACTTCTGAGCCGGTCAAGAAAAACAGCAGATACATTTACTTCGAAAAGGAAGGTGACTGGATTAATGGGATATTGTAAATTATACTGCCCGGATGACGAAACAGAGTGCTGTATTTGCTGTACCAAACAGGATTCTTGCCAGTACAGATGCGATGATATGGACAGCTATGAATATGCGGAGGAGTGCGAAGATTACGTTAAGGAGGACGAGCCATGATTACATTCTTATTAGGGTTCACCCTTGGAACCATATTCGGAGTGGTTGGTCTTGTATGTGTGGCGATCATGTACGACAAGCATCATCCAGACAAATAGAAAGGAGAACGGTATGCTGACAAGGAACAAAAAGCTGAAAGACTACGGTATTCCGGCAGAGGACATTGAAAAATAGGATTCGTGCATTCTCGTGACTTCAGTCGTGAGTTAGCGAATCCATGTATATAACCTATTTATCCTTGAGATAGTCTGAGAGAATTTTGTTAATGAGATTAGTCATAGAACGACCATCTTTCTTAGCAAGTTCTTCCAGTTTTGCTTTGGTTTCTCTGCTCATATTAACAAGAACACCAGTTTTATCTTTACCTATAGCCATGTTATCACCTCCGTTTAAGAGAATAATAGCATATAGAAAGGTTATAGTCAAGTTATATAACTTTCCTTGACATAGTTATATAACGGTTATATAATATAAACAGAGGGAGGTGATAAGAAATGCTTAAAGCTTATAAATACAGATTGTATCCCAATAAGAAACAGGAAATTCTGATTCAGAAGACATTTGGATGCTGTCGATTCGTTTATAATCAGACATTAGCTCATCGGAAAGAAATGTATGAAACTAAGAAAGAATCAATGAGCAAAATTGACTGTAATAACTGGAAGAACAAAACTCTGAAAGTTAACTACGAATGGCTCAAAGAAGTGGATAAGTTTGCACTTGATAACGCAATCATCAACATGGATGCTGCTTATCAGAAATTCTTTAAGGAACACGCAGGTTATCCGAAATTCAAGAGCAAGCGAGATAATAGAAAGTCATATAAGACAAACTATACCAACGGAAACATCGAAGTTTATTTTGAGAAAAACGAAATCAAGCTTCCGAAATTAAAATGGGTCAAAGCGAAAATTCATCGTGAATTCATTGGAAAGATTAAATCAGCCATTATTTCACAGGCTCCATCTGGTAAATATTTCATTTCAGTTCTTGTGGAAACTGAACAGATTCCGATGAAGTATATAGACAACAAGGTTGGTATTGACTTAGACATTAAGGATTTGCTTATCACTTCTGATGGAGAGAAAATTGATAATCTCAAGCTAACCAAGAAATATGAGAAGAAGCTTGCTAAGGAACAGCGTAGACTTTCTCATAAAGCAAAAGGTAGCAAGAATTGGAATAAACAGAGAATTAAAGTAGCAAGAATACATGAGAAAATCCACAACACCAGAATTGATCATTTGCATAAAATCTCACATCAACTTATCAGCGAAAACCAAGTGATAGTTAGCGAAGATTTGGCGGTATCAAATATGGTTAAGAATCATAATCTTGCTAAAGCTATTTCAGATTGTGGATGGTATGAATTGACAAGACAACTTACATATAAAGCAGAATGGAATGGACGTACATATATCAAAATCGGTAGATATGTACCGTCAAGTCAGACTTGTAATATATGTGGTTATGTTAATAAGGATACCAAAGATTTATCTGTCAGAGAGTGGGCTTGTCCTGAATGCGGAACAAAACATGATCGAGATATAAATGCTGCAATCAATATTCTTAACGAGGGATTAAGGTTGCTAGAAACAGCTTAGATATAACGAGTACGGTTGGTTTGACCGGAATTTACGCCTGTGGAGTTAGTAGGTTACGAGGACGTAGAAGCAGGAAGCTCGTGACTTTAGTCATGAGTAATTCACAATATCCTACACCGGAAAAGCTACAGGAAAATCAGCAAAGAAAGATATATCCCAATGAATCCGAAAGACTTCTACGGATACAGACGCAAGACCGTCGCTGTACTGTATGAGAGAATGCGGTTATTGGGAGTGTGGGAGGAATAAAATATGAGCAGACTAATTGATGCGGACGACTTAATTGAATATATTAAAATATGGGATATTGGAAATAGCATTAGTTCTGACCAGAAAGAGTTTATTGATTGTGTCAACAGGCAGTTTACAGCTTTTAATGTGGACAAGGTTGTGGAGCAATTAAAAGATTTAAAGGTGAGATACTTCCTAACAATTGCAAATACAGGCGATGCAGACAAAGATTGTGCTTACAAAAATATTGCAAATACAATTGATAAAGCAATTGAAATTGTGAAAGGTAGTGGAGTAGATGATTGATCTGGCAAATAAATGCGTATTAGTCAGAACACATGAAGAGTATGAAAATATTCTGAAAGCAGCAAAGAAACAAGGATATAGATGGTACGGTGGAAAAGAAGTGTATCCATATCCTTTTGAAGAGCAGCAGATCCCGGATATATTAAAGTTCTATAGCAATAAAGAACTAACAAGAAATTCCAGTCTTGCACCGGGATATGAATTGCTAGAAGCATCAGACGTAACTGAAAATGAGAAGGAACTCAAAGATGCTATAAGCCTTGTCAGAACATTCACTAAATACCCAGACAGAACAGCATTGACGGACTCATTTATTAAGTCTTTGAAGCTACTTGCAGATACCGTAGAAAGTCAGATGGAGGAGGTGAAGTAGATGGAGAGATTAACAAAGATAACTGAGATTGGAAACGCTTACTTTCCTAAATGCTTTGAAGAGCCATGCTGCGGAATGGGAAAGTGCATTGACAATAATTGCAATCTGGTAAATGAAGTTTGCAAAAAGCTAGCAGAATACGAGCAGTTAGAAGAACAGGGCTTGCTTGCGAGATTGCCTTGCAAGGTTGGCGATATAATGTTCAGGATTAATAAGGGTGCTAAAAATCCCGTTATCGAATTAACAGTAACGCAAATTAACATAACAAGAAGGTCATACAATCTGGAAGTAATTGATAGAGATTGCGGCGAGTTAATGTGTTTCAAAAATGATATTGGCAAAACCGTATTCCTCACCCGCAAAGAAGCTGAGAAGAAGTTGGAGGAGATGAAGAAGAATGAACAATAGTTATTGGAATTATGAAGACGATGAAAATATAATCTGCCCTTATTGCGGCAAAGAATACGAACCTTCATACGAAGATACGTACATTGGAGGGGAATCGGTTGATTGTTACACAGAAGAAAATGAAACCTACACTTGTGATAAATGCGGCAAGAAATTCACCATGTACGGCTATCAGGCAGGATGGAAATATTACACAGAAACCATTGACGGAGAAGCAACAGATGAAGAAGTAGAAGATTTGCAGAAACTGGAGGAGACGGAAAATGAATAAATGTCGTGCTAGTCAAGACGGTATATGCAGAAACGTTATCCTATTCGGGACTAAATGTGATGGGCACAAAGAAAGATGCACGCTGAGACCGGCTTATAGTACTCTTGAACGAACAGTGAAAAATTATCAGCATAGTTTAAGAAAAATGTTTGGAGTGGAGGATTAACATGAAGTCAGAAGAAGCAATCGAAATCTTGCAGAAACGCATTGACTTAATCAAACAAGACTGGCCATATATGCCTGACCTTGTGGAATATCAGAAAGCATTGGAACTGGCGGTTAAGGCATTGAAGAAACAGATCCCGAAGAAAGTTTTATACGAAGATGTTGGGTTTGACTGTCATCGTGATGTAAACTTGTACGCCTGCATATGCCCGCCGTGCGGATTGCATATCATTGATTTTTCGGACGATGATGTAGATTCTAAATGTAACAGTGATAACCCAGAAGATATGTTTCATTCCAGTATGGTATATCATGCGTATATTGGTATGAATAATTATTGTAACAGGTGCGGGCAGAAATTAGGTTGGAGAGAAGAGGAATAGATAAATGGCACAGAAACGAATGTTTACGATGAAAATTGTTGACAGTGACGCATTCTTAAGTATGTCAGCCAGTGCGCAATGTGCATATTTTCATTTGTGTATGCGATCAGACAATGACGGATATTTAAGAAATTGGAAACGGATTTTTCAAATTATAAGTATAACTGAAAAGGATATATTTGAGTTGATTGAAAATGGGTATTTGAAAAAAACGACAAATGGTATATATAAATTGCCTCTGTTTAAAGAAACCACAGGATATGGAGAACGAGAAAGAGAAAGACATACGAAAGAATATAGAGAATGGCGAAAAAAAGTCTTAGAACGTGATAAATATATTTGCCAGATGTGTGGAAGACCAAAATCAAACATAGCTCACCATAAAATAAGATTTAGAGACTGCTATGATAATGAAAATATTGCTTATGATGTAAGCAACGGAATTTGTTTATGCAAGAGGTGTCATAAGATGGTGCATGGAGGCGGAAATTATATTAATGGCTAAAGTAAGCTGGATCAAAATTGAAACAGAGATGTTTAATAATGTTAAAATCGGTCATATCAGAAAACTTCCAGAAGGAAACAACATAGTTCTTATTTGGGTTATGCTTCTGACAATGGCCGGAAGATGCAATGCTAATGGGCTTATCTTTCTGACAGAAAACATTCCATATAATGAAAAACTGCTGGCAGATGAACTTGGCTTTGATGAAAGTGTAATACAACTTGCATTGACTGCTTTGGAAAATTTTGGAATGATTACCAGAGATGGAAATATGCTTGCAATTCCAGGATGGGAAGAACATCAGAATATCGAAGGCATGGACAAGATCAGAGAACAGAATAGAATTAGGAAACAGAAACAGAGAGAACGGCAGAAACTTGCAATTGAACAAGATATGTCACGTGACAGTTCACGTGACGTCACGCAACAGAATAAGATAAAGAATAAGAAAGAAGAATTAGATAGAGATAAAGAAAAAGATAATAATTTAATAGTATCTAAAGATACTATTCGTCAGACAGATGTCCGACGTGTTATTGAGGAATGGAACAAATTACAGGATGTTGGCATTGCTCCTATCAGGGATATCAAACCAGCATCAAAAAGATGCCAGATGCTCAAAGGACGAATAAGAGAGTATGGCATGGATGATCTCTTAAAGGCTATGGACAACATTCGCCACAGCGATTTCCTGAGAGGTGAAAACAAAAATGGCTGGATGATTACTTTTGACTGGTTTGTAAAACCAAATAATTTCTTAAAGGTTTTGGAGGGTAACTACAATGGGGACAGGAAACATGGATCTGGTGCAAAAACTCAAAGAAAAGTCGAACCACTTATCCCGTTTGGAACACTCAGCGATGACGGAGACTCAGACACATTGCCGTTTATGTGATAATTCCGGATGGGTATGGAGCCGTGATCAATATGGAGTTCCGTACTGCCAGGAGTGTTCTTGCGGTATCCGCAAAAAAATGATTCATAGAAATCAGCTTAAGTTTGCAGAGATTCCAGACATCTACAAGGATGCAATGTTTAATAATTTTCGGTCGGCAGTATATCAGCTGCCGGAGAGCCAGGAAACAATAAGGCAGGCTGCGAAAGCTGTTCACTACTGGATGGAAAATATCAGCGATATGCAAAAGCAGGGAATTGGACTATATTTTTACTCTAGCACGAAAGGTTCTGGAAAAACCCGAATGGTATGCAGCCTGGCGAATGAACTGATTGAAAAACATCAGAAACAGGTAAAATTTTCAACGTCTATGAAAATCCTTGACGAGATCAAGTCCACATGGGGAAAAAAATACAGTCCGGATAAAACGGAAGAACAGTTGATTGATGAACTTGCCAGAACAGATATTCTAATCATTGATGATTTCGGCACAGAAACCGAAAAGGACTGGGTAAATGAAAAATATTATGAAATTATCGACGGACGCTATACAAGCCGAAAAATCACGATTTTCACAAGTAATTACTGTATTTCTCGACTAAATTATGATGAACGTATCACCAACCGGATTCTGGAGCGGTCACTTGAGATCCCATTCCCGGAAGAATCTGTTCGGGAACACATAGCGGAAACAATGAAACAGCAAATGATAGCAGGTATCATGGGAGGCGGAAAATGAACAGTGCGGTGTTAAAAAGAAAATTCACAGGGAAGCCGGTAACTATGCCTTATTCAGCTGCAAAGATTGAAAGAATGCAGCGGATGTTTGACGAGTCCAGAGAAAAAGTTCTGGCAGCCAGAAATGAAGAGATTGAAAAAGCGTACCAGAAAGGCAAGGAAGACGGAATCAGTAGAAGCGTGAGCGTTTTGAACAAAGTTGTAGAAAACGCAAGGGAAGAAGAAAGAGAGAAAAGCTACAACGCCGGTTTCGAACAAGGATTTACGGACGGACAGGACTGGGCGAATGTTGAGAACAGTGTAACATTGCTTTTGGCACTACATAGAGCATACGACTTTGAACCGGAACAGCTGATGAATGTAGTGGAAAAGAGTAACAAATATGTGCATCAGGCAAATGAAGGAAAACCGACTATCGGTACTCTTGCACGGCAGTTGTACAATGAATGCCAGATAAAGCTGTGCGAACACGAAGTGGAAATTTTAAGAAAGTACAGTTTGTTTGAAGAGGGTGACCCATATGATTAAGATAAGCGCAATGTACAAAGATTCCGGCGGAACAAATCCATATCACAGATGCGATGAATGTTTACGGTACCGGTCTGGAAAACATCCGAGGTGCCTGAACTACAATGGAGATGTGGACTGGAAACCGAACTACATTGCCTGCAAATTCTTCACAGATGAAAAGGAAGATGAAATTAAAGGACAGATAGATATATTTGATTTACTGTAAAACAAAGTAATTGATTGACCAAAAAATGCTAGAATCCATTTTATATAAGTTTGCATAGAAATATATGCCTAAAATGTTTTAAAAGGATTTTGGACCTTTTCGTCAAAGAAAGGAGTGCGACATGAATAAAGCGTTATTACTGGCATTGAACGAACACATATACCTTCAGGGACTGATCAGCAGAGAAATGAAAGAGAAAATTGACATTGAAATTCTCTCTGAAAATTAGCTTAAACTATTGAGCGGAGATGAGATAGAAGTTATAATAATCTTATCTCTGCTCTTCCAAACAGAAGGGAGAACGGGGCATGAACGTTTATCGTACTAGAGAAATACTGAAAACTTGCAGTATTTTCGATCTGAAATTAAAAGTGGCGTTTTACGCAAGAGTAAGCACAGAATCAGAAGACCAACAGGTTTCTATACATCACCAGGATGAATATTACAGAAACTTCATTGCTCAAAATAAAAACTGGGTATTTGTTGGTGCGTACATTGACAATGGAATATCGGGAATACGAACTGAGAAAAGGGACGAATTTCAACGCATGATGGCAGATGCCAAAGCCGGGAAAATTGATATGATTGTAACGAAAGAAATTACCAGGTTTGCGAGAAATACGCTAGACAGCATAAAATATACAAGAGAATTACTGATGTATGGTGTGTGTGTATGGTTTCAAAACGACAACATCAATACGATTGACGAAGATAGTGAGTTACGACTTACTATAATGTCCGGAATTGCCCAAGATGAATCAAGGAAACTCTCCAATCGAATAAAATTCGGACATGCACAGTCAATAAAAAATGGTGTAGTTCTCGGCGCTCGAATATACGGATACATCAAAAAAGACGGAAAACTTACAATTGATCCCAAAACGGCTCCAATGGTAAAAGAGATATTTGAAAAGTATTCTACAGGAGAATGGTCTACATCCACCATTGAGAAATACCTGTACAAAAAAGGATATCGAAATTACAAAGGCGGAAAACTTAGCCGAGATAATATCAAAAAGATAATCAAGAATCCGAAATATAAAGGTTATTATTGCGGCGGTAAAGTAAAAGTTGTCGATATGTTCACTAAAAAGCAAGAGTTTTTGCCAGAGGACGAATGGACAATGTACAAAGATGACGGGAACCATGTTCCACAGATTGTAGATGAATCTGTATGGAATAAGGCAAATGTCATTATGCAAACACGGAGCGATGCGATCAAATCCCACAGAACGTCTTTCAAACAAAACAATTTGTTTACCGGATATATCTTTTGCGGTAATGATGGAGCACCGTACTGGATGAAACAGCACACCATAAGAGGGCGTGAAGATGCAAGATGGGTATGCAGCTATCGTATAAAAAACGGAGCGCAAAGCTGTAACTCTTTTGGTATACGTGAGAAAGAATTAAGGGTAATGCTTGCAGACCTTATCAACAAATCCGGGGATATCCAAACAGCTATTGAAAAATATATAAGTTTGGTCGAAAAGAACATAGACTTTAGCAACGATGGGGCTGAGATAAACCGGCTTAAAAATATGATTCTTCAGCTAGAGAAAAAGAAAGACAAGCTTCTCGACCTTAATCTGGATGGAATTATAACGAACTCTGAATATCTTGAAAAAAACGAAAAATTCAAGAATGAAATCCAAGACATAAACAATAAACTTTCCGAACTGGAATCGAAAGAAGAAGCCGATAAAGATTCCCATTTGAAATTAAAAGAAATCGGAAAGATATTAAATGATTTGCAAGGAGTTGGTCCAGAAGATATTACCAAAACGGTTCTGGGAGAATTTTTGGACAAAATAGTAATAAATCCAAAACGCCCGCAGGAGTGCGAAATTTTGTTCTTTTTAAAGACCGGAGATGTAAAAAAAAAGTCAATAATCGAGCGGGATAAACAGGGCTGTTCTGAATACTTTTTTTTAAATAAGTTCTCAGAACGACACGCCGTATTTTACAGGAAAATCAACTATGTGGATGGATGCGAAAAGGAATTTAACTACACTTACGCATTTGCAATCTAAATAATATACAAAAGATGAACGGAAGAGCAGAGATACATTTTTTTGACATTTAATTAAATATCTGGTAGTATGGAAACATACTAATGATGACATCGGTTCCAATTCCCGGAACAGGATGTCTTTTTGTGTTTTTAAGGGGTGATAACCATGAATCATACCGCATATGACGTAATGAGAGAATATATGATCGAGGGAGCAGAGCTGGACGGACCGTACCAGTTTCCCATGATGCCACGGTATATTGGCAGACCTGGAGCGGATACTGTTGACTTCAAAGACAGCTTTGACCGGCGGATAAAGAACCACAGGAACTTGACCGTCAATTTCTATATCCACGACAATGAATTTGAGAAAATCTGGAATTGTCCGGATAAATATATCGAGCATCTAAAATGTTTCAACAGTGTGATCGCACCGGATTTCAGCATGGCGGTCGGAGAAGGTGGTATGCCATTTGCTATGAACATCTGGCAGAAGTACCGTAATCATGCGATAGCGCATTATCTGTATATGAACGGAATCCGTATAATTCCAAGCGTGAACATACCGCCGGAATACTGCTATGATTGGATTTTTGACGGAATACCAAAAAGAAGCACGGTTGCCTGTTGCACCAATGGGCGAGTGAAGTCAAAAGCATCACGAATGGAATTTTGCAAGGGATTTCAAGAGATGATTCAGAGATTGGAACCACTGAGAGTAATCATCGTTGGACGGATACCGCAGGAACTGCAAGCAGACATAGAAATTATCAACTTCAAAAGCAGAAACCAGAAGATTAAGGACAGGGAGGGAAAATATGGGATTCTCAACTGAACGGTCAGCACACAATAAAGTACGTAGGAAGAAAGATAAGACGGAACAGAAGGTGAAAGTCCGGAAACAACGGACCACATACAAAACGAAGAATACAGCAAGGAGAAAATCTGAGGGATTAAATAAATTAAATTGATTCGTGATTTTTCACAGTCCCTCGGAAGATGCTATGGATTAATATATGCAAGATAAACAAAATGGAAATCCAGAAATAAAGGTTATTTTCCAGTTGTTCTTTTTTTCGCCGTTTTTCGGTATTTTTCTGTGTCTGAATATTGCAAATATTCAAGAACCGCCAGAAATATTGTTCGTTTCACAACCAGTATGATCAATTCTGTAAAAGACTGCGGACCGGTGCCGGTGATTTTCTAGGCGTCAATAACTGACGCTCTATTTTCGCCCACAACGCCCACAAAACGAATAAGGCTACACTTCTTCGACCGGAATCTAAACGGCCGTTAAAAAGCCAAATAGGGCGGTTGTACAGCGGATCCAAAATAGAACATACTTTCTCCGCTGTTCGGGCACTGCGCCCCGGATCGGTGCCAGCTGCACAGAAGCACGACAAAAAGAGCCGAAAACGGCTATATATAATCATAGTACCACCATACCGGCGCCCCGTCAATCGTGAGTATTGATTGACGAAAGCACACAAAAACGGCTTATAAATCCGGCAATGGTAAAAACATCAAGGAACGCCAAAAAGACGAGAAACGGCGAAAAAAGCAAATCAACAACCGTATTTCCAGGCAAACAAAAGTTAAGTTGTCAAGGCACACGGCTTGTAGATAGATTTCACAAGCCTGATCCGCTCCCCAGGCCGTGAACCTGGCACCGGACTGGATACCGGAAGAGTAGCAGAAAAAGAGCAGCGTTTTTACTGCTCTAAAAAATTAGCATTAACTGACCGGGGCAAGTCCCGGAAAAACTCCGAAAAACCGCCGTCAGAAACATTATATTGCCGGTCGGAAGTCGGGATGATCTGACCGTTTTTTAATTCCATGCAAGACAGCTGTAAAAAACCGGCTTGTTTTGTTGACCGGTGCAGGGCGTACCGCATGACGGACACGGCTCCAGACTGACACTGCACCGGCGGAAGGTCGTACCAGATCAGCGGTACAGAACAGGAAGCGACCGTATGAAAAACTTTCGCCGCTTCCTGGCGTGCTGCATCCTCTATCTTTTCGACTTCTGAAAAATCGCCGCTTTTTATAGCGGCGACGGTTTGTTTTTGCGTGGGTTTTCTGATTTCGATTATTTTTTCACTCATTAACAGAACACCTCCCCGAACATATAAGAACCATTATTTTCGAAACATTCGTTCCAAGTCGAAACAACTTTTTCAGCTTCTTTCTTTGTGCTGCAAAGGTTCGCCGCTGCGATGCCTTTTATCGCCAGTTTTGAAAGTAAGTTATCACTTTCAGAAACCTTGATAGCGTAAGCATAGTTTTTCCCGTTCTCTGTCACCTGTACGGCGATATAGCTGTTTTTCTTCTTCATGTCTTTTCTTTCTTCCCTGTACCCATGGGAGCCGGGTTATAAAATAAAGGGCGATGCCGGGAATCGAACCCGGCCGGAACCGTTACGCCTGGAGATTACAGGATTAACGGTTTTGCGATTTTTAAGTCCTCCGTAAACTTCATGTTCTCCAGCCACCGCCCGGACGGTAACTTTTCATCAAATGCCCAGTGGTAACAATTTGTGTCCGACCAATACACGACCGGAGCGAAAACTTTTATAAACTCCTTATCCTCTGCGGAAAGTGGCGCTTTTGCGTCAATAACCCAGTTCAGCCCGGTTGTGGTTTCCTTGCTTGCAATTACGGTATAACCCATTTTATTTTCCTCCTGATATTTATTTTAAAGAGCCGCCGGGGAAATGCTCCCCGGTACGCTTGCCGGCCCTGTTATGCGTAAATAGTACCAAGATTTTTGAACCGCCACATTGCAATAGCTAAATCCATTGCGCTATTAATCCAGTATGTAGGTTTATATTTATAAGCGGCGTTTTTATCTTTTTCAAACTCCGCAAGCGTCCATTGCACGCCCTGATAGTGAATGATGTGAACGCTTTTTTCTTTGTTGTCTGCGATTGCGTGACCACTATATTTTTCTTTGTTGCTCAATACCATTTCAGCAACTGGGAGAAGATCGGCGGCAGCATCTTTGAAAATTCCATATTCGTATTGGCAATGCACATAAACATTGCATCCCGCCAGAATTTCGCCGCTGTGTTCGTCATAATCGACTTCAGAAAATCTTTTTACGATTTCCTCCACTTCTGAAATTCTCACAAGTGGATTTTTAATCGTGATATTTACAGATGTGTCATATAATGCCGCCCTAACTCTAATAGATACGTCTTTGCTTGTGAATCCGCTTTCTTTTAATGTCTTACGGATCAGCTGGGACAACTCTTTGTTGCTCATTGTGTAATAACTCATAGCTTATTCTCCTTTTCTTCTTTTTTTAATCCGGCGGTTGCGTTGAGGCTACGGCTTGACCGCCGCCGGAGGGATTTAATTTACAAATTCGTCAAGTTCTTCGTATGTCATTGACTCGACTTTTTTTCTTGCGCTGATCGGTGACCACTCACACTCTCCGACCAGATATGCAAATACAATTGTTTCTAAGATTGTTCTTTCTTCTTTTTTCATTTTGTTTTCCTTTCTGCCCTGCCATCATCAGCACCGGTGGGGCGTTCCCGGTGGACGGTCATTTCTGACCGTTTCGGCTATCATCCTTTATAAGCTGTTCCGTTTACTAGGCTAGCAAAGTGTTTTGCCTGTTTTTCATCATCCTCGAAACAACAAGATCTCTTCACACCATTGTCATAATAATTTACGTACCATTTCATATCCTTTTTCCTCTCTTTCTCCCGGATCAGCGTCCGGGGGTGAATGTTTTTTTGTTTTCCTTTGATGGTTATATAATACA